GGGCGCATCGACCCAGCGACCATGATCTGTCATAACGATAGCATGACCAGTTTTAGCAAGGTCGTCAATTCTTTTAGCGCCGTCTTTAGTGGGAACCATTGTTTCGCCGCCTAAACAGTTCACTAAAGACACACCGCTCATCTGACGGACAAGCGGGGTACCCAACTGCCACAGGGCACGGCCAGCAAAAATGCCCTTAAGGTTGAAGATGTAATCGAATAAACGCTCTGCTTCTTCTTTAGTGTACTCTGCACCTATCTCTTGGGCACCGTTGATTGCTCTAGCAATAGTTTCAAACCAATACTCCTTACGACCCAAAGCCTCAATATCTCTTGAATATGTGCGTCGATACACTATTTCGCCCATACCATTAAAACCCCAAGGTGGAGTCTTGTCTACATATTGAGACACAAACTCTGGCGCGATTACATTTTCAGACATTTTTTACTCCTGATTTATTTATATTAATTATATACTTACTGTTAGTCTTAGATAACTCTGCCTTTTTAATCTTTAAGATTTGGTCGACAGTATAAACCTTGTGTATTTCTTTCTCGAAGAAGTAGCCACTTCTCCAGTTGGGAACATTTGAAACATTCTTCTTATAATTTACAAATACATTACATATAACAGCCCCACCATAAGCCCTAACCAAATTAGCTATCTTTTCCTTAATGTCACCAAGAGAATCAGGGTTAACAGTCTGATCTTCTTTTACCTTCTCATATAACCAGTTAAATGCTTGACGTGTCATTGGGAGCACGTCTATAGGGTCTATAACACCTTCTACAAGTATTATATTTCTACTTTGAGATATACGTAAATCTTCTTCAACAATGTCTACATACATCTCAAACCAATCATTTTTATTAAATTGCTCCCACCTAGTGCACCAAAACAAAAGATTACTAGGTGGATCCGGTATAGGAACTTTTTCAACCAGAGGAAGTATAGTAGCACAAGCTATTGCTCTTTTCATCTGATCTTTTGCTACATTTTCGTTACTTTCCTTTTTTAAGAAAAGATTCCACAACGCAATAATATGATCATTCCACTCTATGTCTGCAACATAAAGTTTCAGATACTTATTTGCAATATCAACCGGAAGCGTTTTATCTTTTACTACCGACTCAATACTAGACAACGACACATCTTTCCTTTATAATCTTCAATAAAAATATCAAAACCTATAAACTTGCTTATGAAAAGAATAACCCCGCCTAATGGCGGGGTCATCCTATAGAATTTCACCTGTGCATTATAGCACAGGAGTAGGTATTACGTGAAGCTTAGGCTTCAGCTCTTGAGGGTAGCAGCGCTCGATGGATCCCCAACGCGCGTAGCAACAAAACCCTTAAGCACGCTGATTGCAGCTGCAACACCAGCTGTGGCAGCAGCCTTGAGCTCATCAACACCGCCAACGGTGTAAATAGCCAAGAATGCCTGAGCTGCTGTCCAAGCTGCTCTTTCTACTACGTCTCTATAAAGTTTATTCATAATTTAACCTCTTTAACTAAAATGTTTACGTATTAGCTTCTCTATAAGAAGATGAAAAGTTAAGCCTAACCACGCTCCTATAAATACACTTCCTGTAATTGGTTTTTCGGTTAGTCTCCAGAAAGATCTTGTTAAGGTTTCAATCTTACTGGACTTTATGGCATATATGTCATACGCCATAATGCCTAGGACCAAACCCACCCATCCATAAGCTCCGCTAGTTTTATCTTTAGAATCTAAAACCAGTGGTCCGGAGAATATGTCAGAGAGCTTTGGCCGAAGGAACCCCTTGGAACTCTTTAACTCTGTTTTGACCATACTCATTATCGTAACCTGTAGGATATGCTTCACCATATCCGGCAGTGAAAACAACAGCACTTTGAACGCCACTGAAGGCAGCAGGGATAAAGTATCCAAATGAGCTTGGAGCACCCTGAGCTTCTGTTCTCTGAGCATGACCGGTATTGGCCATTGCATTTGCCGAGTCTACACCATCAAAGATATAGTTATTGTAGCTATACTCACCAAAGTACTGATTAGCCTGACCAAAATCTCTTGGGAAAGCGACTGATCCAGCTAGACCCTTGTACTCATATGGCCTAAATCTTGCACCCTCATATGTCGCACTTCCGTCAGGGAAAGAACCCGAAAGAGGATGAACATAGAAAACTGAACCCGTAAAAAGCTGTGACAAGAACAGGTTGCCAGGATGACGACCCGTACCAGGTACATGATGATTATCGGGAGCACCATCAAGTACATGATCAGTGCTGTATAATGGGTAGAAAGAATAGGTACCGGTACCCTTGGCCTTACCAGTCATTGTGGTATATGGATTGACCATATTAGCGGTACTACGACCCTTTAAAACCGGTCTAGGACCTACGTAAAATGTAGCCATTTCTTATCTCCTTATAAAACGGTATGATATATATAGTAATTTAGAAACTGTTTTTTACCACTTTAGTTGTAATCAATTATCAAATCACTCAACACAGGAGCAGTCTTATCGTCCAGCATGTTTAGAGTCACCTCTATCCACACGCTGTTAGACGCACCAGGATTAGTTAAGGAATAAACTCCACCATTCTCATATATAACCCTATGAGAAAATGCTGTAGAAATTAAACTCCTTGGAACATTGTATATTTTAGGGTTAACGCTAACAATATTATTAATGACCGAACCATCTGCTGGAGTAAATTTAATTATAGTTCTACCAGTGGGAAGATACTTATTGAAACCAACGTCCAGGTCGGCAAGGCCGTAGGTGTAAATTGCTTTACCCTGCTCAGTAAAATAACTTCTCTGATTCATCTTAATTCTTAAACCGGTAATATCTGTATCTGGAAATATAAAAGCCAATGGACCAGAATTTGAAATCTTATCTGAACCAACTACATCCCAACCACCGGGAGCAACCTTACCCACAGCATCTGCCTCACCATCATACAGCGCACTCCTATTTAACGGTAGCCAGCCATCAGATGCATCTAATGTTGGATTAGCCTTTGTCGTATATTCAATACTGGCTATATCTACACCAAATGCTGGATATGGATTAAGTTTTATGATATTAGTCTTTAAGGATCCAGAAACCTCAGAAGGAACCTGTAAATAAAGCATCATTTGAGCGCCCGGAGCAGAGGGCGTATTCACTATAACAGTCCTTGTCCAAAACTTATCAACACTATCCAAAAGAGCATTATATATAGGAGTAGAGTCAACAATTGCGCCAGGAGTATCCACTCCAGCAAAGCTAGTATCAACCTTAGCCTTAAAAAAATCTGGGACAATTTGACCTGTTACAGAACCAGAAAATTTTAACTTAGAATATGAACTACTCTCAACCTTTGGTAGAGTGATAATATTATAAACAGGATCAAAGTGCAGAAGTTCAGTTCCAGAAACCGCAAAAGAAGATCCAGCTAAAGATGCATAATCTACTTGACTAAAAGAGTGTATAGATATTTTTTTCTCCGCTGCCTCTAGTGCACCAATTCTGTCTTCTAGATCTTGAACAGCAGAACTTAAAAATATATGATCCTTGAGAACCCTCTCAAAGGCATCTGCGAGCTTTGCATCTATCAATGATGCCTTATTGTACAGGTAGACAAGGTCCTTATAGTTTTCTTCTATCCTTGCATTATAATCAGAGCTATCGACCGGGCCATTATACTTATAATCTCTCTTCTTGGTATGTATTATATCAGCCATAATTACTATCTTTCTCTAGCCTTTGAACTTTGTCGAAAATTCTAGACATTTTTGAACTAATTGTATTAATAGTTTTTATATCAACATCTTGAGATGTAACACCAGTATCATCAAAGTAGAAATCAACACCATCTAAACTATACGATAAACCCTCACTTAATAGTACTGAAGTATCTATATCTTCAACGTCGCCAACAAAATACGTTAGATCATCTAATATTTTAGAGTCAACCGTCTCTAATTGACTATATATTCTTTCTACATCTATTTTAAATAAATTTGTTTCAACATTTTCTAATTGACTAGACCTATGTGATCTATATTTTGTTCTAAATTTACCAAAAACAGGCTGAAGAATTCTTTCATACTTAGCTCTATTTTTATACGTTCTAAACATACTATTTAACCATCCGAATGTCTAAATTTAACTTTAATAGAATTTATACTAGGTGTCTTAAGGGGGTTGGCATAGCGGATCAAATCCGCCCTATACCTAACCGAACTTACAACATCTGACATACTAGAATAGTATCTTATCAAAGATCTTTGATCTATTTTTGTAGAAGAAAGTATTTCTCTCCTGCCAAATAAAGAATCAACAGTAAATATCTTTAAAGATTCAGAAGATCTTTTTCTAAACTCAATAGGATCAGTGTAGCTATAATAATCCAAGAACACAGTTCCATACTCCTCTAGACTAACCCCAGCCATCAAACTGAAAGAAAAATAGCCAGTTGTGTTCTTATCATAAAGTATATTAATACTATTTACACCTTCAACAAAATTCCACTCTACTTCTGTAGTAGAAAACCCAGAAGGAACATCTGCTATTAGGACACCATTTAAATAAACCGATAAATTAAAGTCAGGAGAACTCTTTCTAAGCTTATGTGAAACACTAGTTGCGTTCTGACACAAAAGATTAGTCGAGAAAAAACCAGAGCTTTCAGATGTTAAAGGAGTGTTTGTGGATATTATTTGATCGTAAATAGTTTCCTTCAGAACAGAAAGATTGCCTTCTCTAGATATTTCCGAAGACCAATACTCAGGAGACTTATATAAAATGGCATCAACTAGATTGCCAGAATGAATTTTACCATAATGCCTGAAGTTCTTTAAGCCAACTAGCATGTAGGGCTTTAAAATCTCTTCGTTCTCAGGAATGACAGTAATTCTGTAGGCAGTCTTCTCGGTAAAAGGTATTTTTGCCGGATTTAGACTACTTGAAAGGTCTGCAGAATCCGCTAAAGGTATAAATGTATAATCAGAATCAGTATTATCTATGATTTTATTTTCGTAATTAGAGGAAGCCAAAGTAACAAATTTCTTATTGACCCCGGCAGAAGAACTTAGCGGCTCTATTGGAATCCAGCTAAAATCAGAAATACCAGTATAACTACCAACATCAGCTGCAACATAATACTTAATATCTGTTTCAGACGGAACATTACTAGATACATCTAGCGCAACAGAAGAAATTTCTAAAAGTGAATTATCTTTCTTACTTAAAGTTATAGGCTTAGAAACAAGAGTTGACCTAATATCATGATAGTCGGAACCTATTGATATTTCCCTAAATCCCATGCCATAAAAATAAGGATCAGAATCAGAAGCAATAATTCTATCTGGTTCATTTTTAACAAGAGTTATAGTTATAGAACTATATACATCAGCAGGTATATTGAAAGAAAATCTATTATATTCTTCTGAAGATTTCTTCTCAAAATATCTTCGCTGAAGTGTTCCATCCAAAGGAACACATGTCACATAAATGTTAACCGGCGAAGCAGTTATCAAAGAACCAGATACCCTAGATATCTCCAAAGAAGAAGACAAAGGTATATCAACAGAAAGAGCTACAATAGCAGGCTTAGAAGAACGATACTCCTTTTTCCAATAGGTGTCATTTAATCCATCAAATACAAAATCAAAGTTATCAGCAGTGCTGGCACTAACAATCTCTTGACCATCAACCCTCATAGAATATGATACAGAATTAGAAGTTATTTGATCTACCGAAAGAACTTCAGATATATTAGAAGTTATCTTAGGTATTGTGACAGTATTATTTAAAAGATCTACATGAGAAGTAGTCAGAGAAAGATCTACACTGTCTGCTGTAGCAAACGACTCGCCAAAAGAGTAAAAATATCCATCTGAATTAGAGTTTTCAAATAAAAGCTCATCAATCCTAGACTCTAACTGTTTCCTTCTAGCCTTAAGACCTTCCATCTTATTGTTCAACACATTTATAACGGCAAACATTTCGTTATTATTTTCAAAAACACAGTCATAGAGAACTTCTAAATTCAAAAGAGTATTTGCCATGAGCTCATTAAGAGCATCTGGATCAATAATATTTACCCTTTGAAGAATATTGTAGTCCACATTTACAGGAGAACCAAAACCATAAGTAGAGAAATACCTATTAAAATCTTCTCTAACATCCTGCTCAGATGGCTTACTGCCCTCAGAATAATACAACTTATATAAATTGTTTAAAAACTTTCTTTTCTGAATTGTAGAAATATCCATTATCTCTTCACCTTAGCTATCAACTGATAAGAATTAATACTTGGAGTAATATTATCATTCCTATTCTTTGACACCTCCATTTTAACACGCACCTGCTTTACATTTTGCGGAACATCAGGATAGTTAAAATACGCAACTCCGGGCAGTTTAAACGAATCAGCTATATTTTTATTGAAACAAATAACCTCTGGTATACCCTTATGATCTAATTGAACAGGAGATATTGATATCCAGTTACCATCCTCTACAGATATATAGTAATTTGCATCTATCTTATTTAGATAATCATTTCCGATGTCAGTATCAACAGAAAGCATTATAGAATCAAGAGGGATATCAAAATCATAAACAGTAGAAACTATTTCTATATTGCTAGAGTAAGTTTCATAATTCACAGAAACATCCCTCAAACCTACAGCCATCCTTTTAGCTGGAAGAATCTCTTTCTCGAGCGCAATAGGCACATTATAGGTTTCTGACCTAGATGTTGAGCTATAATTATAATCAGATACAGCAATAGCGCTAGGATCTATTCTTACATCTGGCAATGTATTGCCAGGACTGTACAAATAAGAACCATCTCCTTGATCAACTGCGTAATTTTGAATCACCAGTTCAAATACCGACTTTGCCGTGTTGGCATCCTCTTGGCTTGCAAAACGAGAAGTTTGAGCAAAAACATTATCGTAGATAAATTCATTTGAATATAAGAACCCCGGAGGAGTACCACCCAAAGTTATCCCAGAAGACTCAGTAAATCCAGCAAAGTAGTAAGTGCTATTGGTGTCTAGATCGGTAAAAGTTATGACCTTAAATGCCTCAGAACCAGATACATTCGTTAATGTTACAGGAACATTTCTAAACTCACTACTGCCAACTTTATACTCAAGAGTATCAGACAATGTAGGAAGAAGAGAACGAACATCATACTCGACAGAAGCGTAGCCCTGTAGCTGATCTGGAGCAAATCTATCTAATCCAACAAAAGGACTATTTGATGTATCGGAATCAGAATAATTAGGCCTCCAATAGGCATGTTGTATTTCAACCTGCTGGAACTCTTCTTGCTCAAAAACTATTTCAATCTTAGCAACTAGTCTTTCGCTAAACTTTATTGAAGCCTTATTGTAAAAATAATTCTTGTTTGCCGAAGAATTAAGAGGAGCCATTGAAGACCCAATATAAATACTCTCATCTAAAATTTCCTCAGAAGAACCATCCGCAGAAAACACCTTTATTGATGAAACTTTTAATATTCTCATAGAAGAAAAATATGGAACTATATCTACTGAGTTTGCTTTTTCTGACTTAGTCTTTTCAAGAACCAAAGTCATAGTTAAAGGTTCATTTATATTATGGTCAGACCAATTAACTAATGACCCCTCGGCAATAGAAGGATCAAACTCTCCATCTGCTACGAAACAAAACTCTTTTTCAGAAGGAAGATTGCCTACCGAATATAAATTTTCCTTATCAACATTTAAAGCTTCATATTCAAAAAATGTTAAAGGACTAGAGTCTGACGCAGAGCGTATGTAATTAATTGAAGGCGTGTCCTCAAAAATATACTTGTAATAGTCGGCTCCCTCTGAGTTAATAGATTTTATTACCTGATGGTTATTTCCCAAAAACCCATTTCCAGAACTAATAGATACAGAACCGGGCGTCCAACTCTTTAAAGTGGAAACAGGAAAGTTGGCACTGCCAGAACTAATTATAGGAATAAAACCTTTTTTGATTTTAGTCACGTCAACTTTGTCTAAATTATCAAAAGAATCTCCAACATAAATTATATCTTCAGCTTCACTCATGCTGTACATTTGAAGTATTTTAGACTTAGAAGATATTCTTTCTACATATTTTTTTTCATTTTCTAATTCTTCAAAAAACAAGTTAAAAGAACTTACAACTCTTGCGCTTAAGTAGTCAATCTGCGGCATTATGGCATTAATATCTTGAGCTAGATCTTGAGAGAAAGTATTAATCTTCTCAGAATAAGGTGGCTCACCCTTTATGACTGGAACATACTTAGTCATTGGTGCTGAGATGTTTTCGTATATCTCAGACAATATTTTATTATATTCCTGAATACGTTCTTGATTAGACTTAAATTCATTTCTAGCCTCTTTGACATAGAAAGATCTAAGCTTCATAAATATTTGATGATAACTTAACGTATTAGAAGATAACTGTGCCATTTTAACCTATCAAACTATTTGATTTAAAAAATTTAACTTATCATAATAAGGATTATAATTGTCTGCCTTCATCTTTAAGAGAACGGAATCAACTTTTCCTGGAGCTTCTACAGAATAAACATTTTTTCTTACAATTAATCTGAATCTTAAATTATTAGGAACATAATCATATTCAACAAAAAACGTGTCAGAAATAGCTCTGTCAAAAACAATCTGGTTTCCATTCTGGATAAACAAAGGAGTATCAGAAGCAAAGAAAGAAACGCTTTGTGGCTTACCTGTATAATTGGTTAAATTTATTCCATAACTTCCATTTGAAAATCTAACTCTCACAGGCATGTAGGTCCCAGACGTATCCAAGAATATCGTACCAACATTACTAACATATCTAGAATTTGCCACATAAGAACTATTAACATAAGGATTATACTTTAAGGACACAGTTCTATCAGAACCGGTACTAGTAAACCTCTGACCTGAACCCTGACTAGTAGAATACTTTTTCACTGCATTATTAAATATGTTAGACTTTACGAAATCAACTTCATAGGGATTAAAATTAGATAAATTAGGAATATAACCAGCACAAAAAATACTGTTGCTAGAATACAAATCTCGATCTAAAATTATTAACTTATTTAAAGATTGATTATACTTATACTTAGTTGCATTAACGAGCATTCCATCCTTGTAAAGTAGAACAGAGGTTGGTACAGCATTAAACCTAAGTTTAGCTGAAAGATCAACCGAGTCCAGATAAAGAACCTCAGATTTCACATCATCTAAGTCAGATGGAAAAACTGGATACCAATCAGACTCAGAGGACGGAGATTGACTTGTAGATATAGATAACTCATAAGATGTTAACTCTGGTATATCATATCTCATATTGGAAGACAAAAAAGAGTCGTCAGTTACTTTAACCTTGCCCTTTAAACCAAGAACCTGGCCAGCTGACTGTATACGCTTACTGACAAAAGCGGCCTTAGAGTTGTTGGTGTATGCTGTAGACAAAAACTCAACTGATCTTATAGAAAAAGTATACTCGTAAAGATCTGAAGATTCATTAATTAAAGTCGACCTTACCGCATCTTTGTAGCCCCTACCTATAATCGGCCTCTTGTAAAATTGCCTCTTAATATCTACTAAATCATTCGAATTTTTTCTTGCCAAAAATCCAGAGCTAGCAAGATTATTAGAGTTAGCCGTAGCAGAGCGCGCTTCAATAAAGCTAGATGATCTAACTATATCTGAATTCTTATCTAGCGTTTCCATTATGGATAAAACTAAATCAATAAATATAGGTGATCTGTAGAATATTGGTTGATCTTCAAAATCAAAATTATTAATCATATATATTTCATTTTGAATTTTATTCTCATAAGTATTTTTATCTTGAGAAAACTTATAGCTGTAGTAATTATAATCTTGAGACCTATTTTTTCTCAGACCAGACACAGTACTTTTTCTCTTAAAGAAATCAAAAACAATATCCTGCATTAAACTAAACTTACCGCTTCTTTCTGCCACTCTTTTATTAGCAAAATCTTGAACAAGCTTAGAATTTAACTCACCAGAAATAGGTGTCATCTTACTTCTGAAATAAGTAGACTGATTGAAAATCAGAATTACCTTTCTAATCAACTGCCTGGAAAAGGAAATCTCTAAATCATTAGATAAAAGTCTAGGCGAATCTAAAAGAAGAAGATAATTATCATCTTGCAATGAACTATTAGTGTTATTTACGTCATCAAAAAACACAACGGCCTGAAGAAGTTGAAGTCCATTACCAAAATTAGGAGAAACCCTTAATGTATCCATCTCAACACTAGATACAAATTCAAAATCTACTGCAACCTGCGCACCCGATATACCATCTAAATTATAGTTGAGATATTTCTCATAACCAAATACATTTGTATTCAAAATTACCGGACTCTTAGCAGTAACGCTCCATGCATCTTTAATCACATCATTAAAAACATTTCCAAAATCACTTTGACTCGTAATATAGTTATCGTAGTTAGTTTGAATTGAAACTGATTTTATATTGTCAATGACATTATTAGAAGAATAAGAATTACCTATTTTAAACATTCCCATTTTTGAATCAACAAAACCATTTCCACCTACAGGAAATCCTTCACCATCTCTGTCGGGAATAGCAAAAGTTACCGAATCATAAATATAGCTATCTAAAATATTATCAAATTTTTCAACATAATTAGTATTATAATAGTCGTCTTTACCAGCTAGAAATTCATAATTATCTATAAACAACTCTAAATTAGATATATCTTTTTTTATTTTCTCTATCTCAGAATCAAAAACATTTATCATTGAATTGGTAACTATACCAATTGAATTTGTTATTGAAAACAGCTGCCTAATTCTTAAAAAAGAATCCCTAAATAAATCTACAATAACATCTCTATCCAACAAAGATAGAGCAGGTATCCTGCTGGTAGCGAACTCGGTGTTATTAGAGTACTGACCAATAGTATCTATCAAAGCCCTCATGTCAGACTTCTGAACCTTCATAGTTCTAATCAAAGAAGACACATTAGTCCTACTAGAATTAGAAAGTGCATTTATTGTATCCGGTAATACGTTTAACATGTTAGCTCCAAGTATTGCCGTTCATGTCTTGCAAATCATAAGCAATTCCGGCAGTGAGGTTATTGGATATAACGGAGTATATTTCCTGATCATCAATGAAGTTATCTCTAACTTCTTCAGGAATTCTGATTATAACATATCCACCCTTCGAATATGCTTCACCCTGAGCTGAATATACATCCCAATTAGATAGTACCTCTGGTATATCATTTAATAACTCATAATTGGTTCTATCCTGTGAAACTCCACCACCCTTTATTCTAATATCCAGGAGGCTAGGCGGAGTATTTCTCGGCCTACTAAGAACATATACAATTGCCATAGGTATTGCTAGTGGATTATAATCCTTAGAAGAAGAATCAAATAAAGTATAATCCCAAGTATAGTTTATAATACTAGACGGCGAATAATCCGTAACCTGCTCGTACACCCCAGCATTTGTTTCTAATACAGAACTGCCATAACTTCTCTTGTACAAATCCTTAGGTAAGATGTAAACATACATAGGCGTATCAAAGAAGATGTCTTCATAATTTAAAACTGGATTAATGGGTATAGAAGATCCATTAATATGACGAACCATACTGCTTTTATTTTTTGTTGTATAAGAAATTTTTATCAATTTTCTATCAGAAGGAATCTTTGCCTCTTTAAGCTCTATAACTCCAGTTTCACAGTTAACATCTCTTACATCACTGTAAGGAATTTCGACCCAGTTATCAAATATTGAATCTCTAATAGAGATTGAGAACTCAGGTTTAACTATTCCAAATACGGAGCTAAAATAATTTGTAGGATGATTCCAAGAAAGAATAGGAGCTCTTCTAACTCTTATCTTTCTTTCGTCCATTATAATAGGTGACTCATCGTAAACATCATAATTACCATAGCCATATATCTTAGACCAAGAACCAGTAGACAAATCAACAGTACTATATTCGGCTAAAAGTTCTTGATTCAAATAATTATCTTCCCAAGAACCAAGATTATATGATCTGTTAAATAGCACTTTCTTTTTAAATGATCCGCTTTTAACAGGAAGCTCCCAAGTTTCAAATCTAGATATATCCTTTGAAAAATTACCAATACCTATAGACGACGGTGTGTTAATTGAAATCGAATAAACTGGAGCAATATACTTAACTGGAACCTGAACTGGCCTAAAGGTTGTATCTACTACAGGTCCAATGAACTCATTATCATTTTGAGTATTTCCATCAGCATCGATAGCGCAAACACCTATGAAAATATTTCCTACACCTCTTCTAACAAAATCTATATACTGAATATTTTTACCCAAGAATTCTTTTTCGTTTATATCATAGAACCCGTAAACCAATCCCTCTTCTGATGTTTCATTAGAAACTATAAAACTACCAAATCTTAGATCACCCTGATCATCAATATTATCAACAGCGGCCGCAGCAATATCAGATGCACTGGGAAGACCAAAAGGCCTGCCAGCAGAATTACACAGAAGCATAACTCCATCATTTACAGTTACATCTTTTCTACCATCTTTATAAATAAGTCCTTCATCCTTAAAACTTCTTAAAGAATATCCAGAAGAAAGATCTCTAGAAACACTAACGACATCAGCGTCTGCAAAATAAATTTCTGAAGTACCCAAAACACCGGTAACATAAGTCGTTCCATTGGCTATATTCGTAACACCAACAGGCGAGACACCAATAGAATCAGAAGACCAAATCAGCTGATTTGTTGGAGTCGTAACCTTAGAAACCGTAAAGACACCATTCTTAACAGCAGATGGTCTAGATCTAGAGTGACTAAAAGTAGATTCGTTTAATTTAAGTTTAATTGTATCTCTATTATTAATCTGCACAAATATTTCTCTACCATTTAAAATATCATACACATCAAAATCTAGACCATATGTCCTACCACCATAACTTAAACCAGTTATATTCAAAGAATAATCACTATTATCAAATCTCTTGATTAGTTCATTTGTACCTACGCGAACTCGTTGCTCTGCTCCTATTTCCACAATTCCATTAACAGGAATATTCCTAACATCAAAAATTAAATCAACAGAAACAGGACTTTCATTATCTTCAAATTCTCCAGTTCCTTGACTAGGAACACCATTTGTTATACCCTCTGCTTTTATTCTCTTGATACCAAAACCCTCGGCCCTACCATACTTAGAACCCAAAGATCCACCAACAAGTTTTATGTAACCAAATCTATTCTGAGAACCAGGACCATTAATATCTATCGCAATCTTGCTTCCGGAAATATTTAATGTAGTATTAGTAACCCTATAGGAACCTCTGTCGTTACCTCCAGAAGAACTCAAACCATACTCTGCGACCTTAAAGTTAGTCCAACCATCAACACCTTCAATGACAATTCTATTAACAGTTTCTAAGTGAGTTGGAATAGAGAAATAGATATAGTCAACACCCTCACTAGGGCCAGTTGTTCCTGTAAAAGTTATCTTTCTATAATTGTCTTTAATATTTATTTTATCTGCAGTTACAGTAGATGCGGCTGCTAGAATGAAATTTCTAACTCTATCATTTACCTGAGATGGTGCAGCGTTGACGCTCTGATCGTAGCTGGGCCTATGGTTTTCTTTTGCATTTTTCCAAAACCTAGCCATCAACCACTTGGTTTCACTATCTACTATACCATCAATATATCTGGCCCCTTCTTGCTGCTGAAACTGCCTGATTCCGTTAGCGGTTTGTGGACCATAAAAACCGTCTAAAGGATAAGGGTAGAAGTTTCTTCCGGTTATATTTTTATAAGTCCATAAAGTATATTGTATATAGGTTGCGTAATCACCAGAATTTCCATTAGTCCAAATGGCAGTTTTGTTCCCTAAATCTATATCTCCTGTATAAGGGAAAATATTAGAAGGACTACTAGTGTTAGCTTCCCTGCCCTGACCCAAATCATCCAAAGCAGACCTAAAACTGAAACAGTTGGGTGAAGTATCTTCTCCAGGAAGGGGCTCAGACATTATCTCTTCAGGCTGATTTAAAGTAGCAGTAAATGTTGCTGAGCATGAGAAGTTTACCTTGACATTGAATCTTGATGCCTTCTCTTCAGGAACAGCAACATAAGAATAAGAAGAAGAAAGCTTAAAGGGATAAGACTTAAACGAATTTAAAACGCCAATATTATTTGAAAGAACTGCATTACCAGACGCACTTACCGGCTTAGTCAGAATAGTATAAGGGCCCATAGAAGAAAGGACACGTAGAATAGGGGATCCCTTAGTAGTATACGCATAAAGTTTTTCATCGTTATCATTCATCTTCCAAACAGTATAAGAAGACGGTATATCTTCTTCTTCTATTGCTAAGTCATTACTAATCAAAGTCGAATTATAAACTTCAACATCTGGATTAGTAGTCTCTATATACATCTCTATGGTGTCAACATTAGTAGCTATTTTATCTCTCTGATAATCTGGGAGAATTTTACTTAATTCATTTTTATAGAAATCAAGAATAGTAGGATAATCTTTAATCAAATCTCTAGCGTAAAACTGACTAGAAGAATTACTAGAAACATTTACATACAATTCCTCTCTTTCATCATCTAAAAGAGCATCATTGTTCATCACCCAAGAAGAATTCCAATCCGAAACAAAATTGTATACAGCGGATCGGGTATCTATAATTCTACTTGAATGTGCCTTACAGTATGTCGCATACGCAGAAATGTTAAACAAAAGCTTTAGGGGACCCTCAACTACACCAGAGTAAAAATTTCTATCCTCGGTATCAAGTGAACTGTTACCATAGTTACTGTTCAAGGGCTCTTGATTTTGAGAAGTTGAATAAATAGAGTTACAGTACTGCAAGAAAGGGAAAGTAGTTGCAATTATATTTCCTCTGGAAATCCTATCCGAAGAAGTTATAAATGGAAGCAATGTGCCTATAGATGACGCAGCTGAAGTCTCATCAAATCCTGAAAGTATAAAAGAATTCTCAGAAGAAGAAAAAGACCTGTATCTACGATACACGGGATCTCCAGTTCTAGCAGTATTAGAAGAACCAAATATCCCATAATACGGTTGATCAAAAGCCGTGTCATTAAGATTCCATCCACCACTTTTAGCTGAAGATAAAATTGGAGAAGTTTCACTCATGATAATGTGATTACCAGGAATCGTATCTCTTTCAACCTGCAAGAAAGAATCCAACTCTGTTGCGTCTGCATCACCCAAGCTTAAATCTAAAACAACAGTTCCATTATTCCTTAGAAATGTAGTTAATTTATTAGCATGAACTTCACTTATTTTAAAATTTGGAGACCAAACAAGAATATCATAATCCCTTAAATCATCTACAGTATCTATGTCAACTTTCCAATAATCAGCCAGCAAAGTATCATCTAAGTCTGAATTTGGATTTACATATCTATACTTAAATAGATTAAAAGGAGATTTCTCAAGCCTCTGAAAAGCGTAAGGATTGATTACACTATTGGTTTTCTGATTAGAAGAACTATAAAGAACTCCAGCATTGACAGTTCTTAGGGCCAGCAGATCTCCGTCTAATTCGTCGCCAAAATCAATTTCATCAAGATTAATTGAAAGCCTAGACTTAGCTATAAGTCTCCAGTTAAAAATCTCATATGTTCTATAATCAGAAAAACCTTTTGAAGGAGAAAAAATCTGATAACCACCAGCTATATTGGAACTATCAACTAAAGTACTATATTTGTCATTAACTTTCTTTAAAGAAAAAATATTTTTGTTATAACTATTTTTATCTACTACAGTACTTTCTTCTGGAACCTCGCTCATGTAAGGAACTGCATTAACCGTCTCAGCATAAGCCAGCTCTTGGCTAAATATATTTCCATACTCGTCAGAGTCTACCTTATCATAAACAAGCTTTAAATTAATTGGTGGATCTGCATTAAAAAATACAACTACTCTACAAGGTATTTCGTTTCTTGAATAATTATTTGAAGTTTTAAATGGCTCTAAAAGAATTCTATACTTTCTTTTTCCAGAAATAGTGTCTAAATACTCAAAGCCTTCAGAGTCAATAACTTTAATTGAGAGATCTGACAACTTGTCTGGATCAAGAAAATCTCTATCCGAGGAAGGACTAAAGAATGGAGGAGCTGAGATGAAATATCTACTAACATACTTATAGTGAATAAAATCATTTACATCGACACTATCGACATAAACACGCTGAGTGGTAAATGCTTCTGTTAGAGGAACATTTGAAATTGTCAAATCATTGGAATAGAAATTATAATTTCCATCAAGCCTATGTAGAACACCTAGCTCATCAGCGTAGGCTAAAACTTTTTCTCCAGATATACCATTACCAACCCTATTTTCCTGTATTGAAGTAGATATATCTATGAAGCTAAGAGAATTTCCTGCAGTTATCTCTTCCGAGTTAAACCAAGCCAAGCCTACGGAATTATCGGGAACATTATTTCCTATCTTAACCGCTTTTTCTTTCCCATCAGAAGTTAAGTTAACAAACTTTTCCATTAGCTATCCTCATAGTCTGGATGTAAATTATTGTAATCAGTTATCTGATTAGGAGTCGAACCCAAAATTCCTAGCTGATATTGATCATATCTCCTAATTGGTATCCAATCACTAGGAATCCAATTAGGAGTTGAATCAGAATAATAAACTAAATCAGGGTTGCTATGATCATAAACAAATGATGGTGTTGACAGCATTTGGCTTTCACTATCTAAATCAACCGTAAAGACCGAAGACATCGGAAGCAATTCGTTGGTGTAATGCAAATTGTCATAAAGCTCATGCCAGTAAACAACATCTCCCGATATAGTAACATCAGAAGCTGTTAAAACCTCACCATTAGACTGCAGCAAACTTACCACAGCTGCGGGATCCTTAAGCTCAACTCTAACAAATCTTAAACCAGGATTCAGATTATTATTTACAGTTATTAAGTCATTCAGGTAGAATGTACCATCTGGATTAGTTGTAATTACTGAAGGTGTCGTATCGGTAAACAAATCTCTGTAAGAAGAATTCTCATACCAATACAACTCTATTTCCTCCTCAAGAGGTCTATCATCCCAATAAACTCTACCAGCCACAGTTACATCAGATTCTCCGTCAGCATCAAGGGAAAATCTTACCGGAATAGCTTTTATCTTTAACCTAAAATTATTACCCCTAAGAATATTATAATCTACAGTTTCAAGATATCCTTCAGAACTACTATTGGGTCCACCGTTCGGAGTTGCAGAACCTATACCCTCTATCGTTATTGTATCCTGTGCCACCGTAGCTGGAATTGCACCAGAGTACCTAATTACACTATAGCCGAATCCATTATCGTTAGTAGTTACAAACTGAGGTGTTGCATCTATATTTGAACCATAAATTTTGAAAGTTTGACCTGGCTTTAAATTGTTATTTTCATCATAAGAGACTAAAGAAAGATTCATATAATCTTGAACGTCATCCTCTATGTAGGCCGGCGATAATATTGGCTCCACATAGCTAAAGTTAAAGCTATCGTTAGAAACGTAAACAAATCCTTCGTGAAGAGGATTGTCAATTTGATCTATCTCTAAATCAATAGATCTAAGAGAATCTTTTTTACTGGTTTCATAAGTAATTTCATATGAAGAAGATAAAGAAGGTGTGGATGAGAAGTAGATTATTGAATTGTACTGATCAGATGAATCATCATATACATCGGGATCAACAAAGAAAGAATCTTCAACTTTGTAAGAAACTAAATACTCTCTACCTTTTACTGCAGGTGTACTAGAATCAAATGGTGTTATAGTTGAATCCTGACTACTCAGGCCACTAAACAAAACAGTATTATTGTAAGCATCCGTTACTGTGACGTCTGAGATATTTTGATATGCCAAGTAGAGAGAGTTACCCTCATTGCCATAAACTGACTCTAGGTTATAGAAGCTATGCTTTCCAGGAGTAGCCGAATCTTCAAAAGCAACATTTCTATATTCTACACCGTCAACATTTGCTATAACAGGAGCACTAAGAATAGGTGTCTCATCTAATGTTAATGAGAAGAATTTGCCTGTTTCATTTTGTGTATTAGAAACAGAATATATATACCTATCTTCTTCGCCGTAATATATCCAACCTGGATTTAAGGCTAGCTTATATGGCTCCTCTTTGAATGCCATAAACGAAGATGTTGCCTGCTCGCTGTTCTCTATTGCATAATTTAAATCGGAAACAACTTGCGCAGGATTATCTATAGCAACTCTTACATCTACATTGTTACCATATATTTTAATATTTTCTATAATATGCTCAAGACTATCATTTATACCAAAATCATTTGCACCTAACAAATATTTATCTATTAGATTATCCTTATTAAAGAATACGTTAGTTAACTCTTCTCCGTCCCTGTAGGCATTCCCGTAACTATCCATAAATCCACTAAAGAATGGATTGTTAGTTGTAGCAGAGAAGAAGTCGTAGTAAAGATATCTTAAAGGATAAAAATCACCGCTAGCAGACTCTAAAGATAGATAGTCAACACTTCCATCATAATCTATCGTTGCCGATTCAAAATAATCCTGGCCAACAACAACTGAGTCTGAAGAATCATACTGCGTAAACACAATGTTTGGAGAAGAAGGAATAAAATATATGTCTTCATCATTTGGATCTTTTGCAACACCGCCATAAGTATAGATATCTAATTCATTATTATTTTTTGTGTAAACAGTATTCTCACTAACATTAAAATAAATATCTTGCGGAGTAGCAGAGGATGGATAAACAATATAATCCTTAAGACTTTGAACCTCTAACACTGAAGGTGTAGCTGAAGTAGAAGAAAAAGTATTTCCAGAATTAATAATTAAAGAATCTGAAAGAGTATCAGTATAGCGAATGGTTGGCGTTGAGTCATATCTATCAGAAACTAAAAGAAGATTAACATTATAGCCATCTATATTAGGACTGGCTATAGAAATAGCGGATCCATCACCATCTCTATAATTTGGTGTTGACTCATCAAAAGAAATCTTGTAATCATTTACCCCTACTGAATCATAAACTTGAGCAATAGCATTCCACGCTTTAGCGGGAACAACCCTAATTTCGTCGGCATCAGTTATCGCTATTCTTGTAGAATTAGGTGTAGATAAAGTATTTGAATATTGCTGATTATAAATCTTGTCTCTAAATACTATTGTATCCTCAGTTACACTATCTGCTCCAAAAATTTTATAAGATATATACTCTGGGCTAGCTGAACTATTTTCAGGATAAAGATTTTCTAAAAGTAAAGATGGATCATCTTCATACGTAAAGTTAGCGTAGAAGGTAGATGGAGTTGCATAATTGTCGTGAGATTGAAGATCAATCTCGTAAACGAATGCTGCACCTATTCCATCGGTAGGCAATATGGAATCGTAGATATCTACAGAGCCACCATTAGGAGAAGCATATTCGTCATCGCCCGGACTACCAACCACAAAAGTACTTGCATAATCTGAAAATGAAAAACTATTACCAAAACTAGTTGTAGTTTCACTAGATACAGGACTCAGTCTACCAACCTCTGTAATTGTTTTATCTTTATCGTAAGAATAAACATAGACATCACCATCATCTAAAGCAGTTCCTACAGCCAAGGTTCTCTTATCATTAGATATGGACACATAACTTCCAAAACCGTCATTTAATGAAGAATCTTGCGGAGAATACTTTAATTTTTCTATCCACTCAAACGTAGATCCATCATTAGAACTATTAACAAAAACAGATATATAACCCGTTCCTGGAGTAGCTACATCATTTTCATTTGCGCCAACCAAAAGATAAGAACCATCATAAGAACAATCAACTGATATGCCAAAGTAATTCTTATCACTTATAGAATCAACAACAATCTCCTGCTGATTCAACCACTCAACTGCGGTATCAGGATACTTAACTGAATTAACGTCATACACATATACAATTCCAGTATCTGAGCCAGACTGATAATCAAAATTTGGAGCTCCAACAAAAACCTTAGAAACATCATCGGCAAGAGCTATACTCCAACCAACATCATCACCAGCAGAAGTACCAGATGGCACAGTTGCACCATCGTAGACCCAAGAAGAACTTAAATAATAGAAGCTATGGAAAGCTCCACCAATAATTGATGCATCTTCCCATGCAGGAGATCCAACAACAACAACATCACCATCATAAGAAATATCTAAACTAAATCCGAATAAAGAATCTTCTTGAGAAACAGCTGGAACAAGATAGTCTTCGTAAGACCAGGATCCACCGCTATATCTATAAATAAATACCGCACCGGAATTTACAGCGCCGCCGCCAAAAATTGCAGCTGAACTATTATACGGGGAACCGACCGCTATCGTTAAGCCATCACCAGAAATAGCTATAGAGTAGCCGTAAAGGTCATCTTCTGCGGCTCCAGCACCACCATTAACACCGGTCTGATCTAGCTTAGCGACCTGCGTCCATGTAGAACCAGATCTATTGAAGACATAAACTGCCCCCACACCTTCAGTGTCAATATTAAGAGGAAAACCAGTAAGCTCTATATTAGCCTTATAAGAAGATACAACTAAAGTATTTCCATCTCTAGATAAAACGGTTTTGTATCCAAATTGATCTAGAGCATCTATATCATCGCTCGTTAGATCAATTTGACTTGAAGCAAAAGTTTGAACAACATCTTTCTGGGCATCCAAGTCGGCAACATTTATAAGATAAGACATATACCAGGAGTAGTTGACAACAATCGGCATGTAGGCATCGCTGTAATCAACTTCTTTCAATCCAGTTACTTCAACATATCCATTAAAAGAAACAGTTGCAGCCGAGTCGTCTTCAATATCTATGTAAAGCTTTGCATCGTCGAAATCTCCAACCCCAGGCTGATAATCGGAACCAAGAGGAGAAGCATCTTCATCGTAAACAGATGGAACTCTAGAAATACCTTCTCCTAATAAGCCACCGTAATCCCAGTTGCCCTCCTCCCATTTAACATATCCGTAATTTGCTGGATACCTTTCATTCAATGATGTTACAAAATCTTTAAAAGCTTTTTGTGGTTTACCTGAATTAGAAAAATAAGGACTTGAACTTTCTATGTCAGAAATTTCTAAGATTTCCGGCGTAGCTCCAAGATAATTGGAATCAGGAGTAGATCCATATGCTCTCCAAATATCTAACTCTCTTCTGAGAATAAGCTTAAGACCTTCCAAATTAGATGCTCCAGGATTCGCAGCTGCATCTAATATTCTCTTCTTAAAAGAGGAATTGGATTCAAGATATAATCTAGGGAGACTTACCCTTGCACCAAACTCATCGAAATCATTAAATATATTTATAGCTTCTTGTTCAAAAGAAATACCATTAACAGTAAGGGTATCAAAACTTCTTATTGAATACAGCCTCTTATTTAGGGGATCATAATAGTACGCATAATCTTCTTTTCTAAGAGAAACAAAATCGTTGAAACTAGATACAACAGCAAGAGATACACCATCACCCTTAACGCTACTTATATTAGGTGGAACATTATAACTTACATATATCCATGCCAACATATCTTCGTCGGCACTATTAATAAATGCGTTGACTTGCTCTGTATCAACATTCCTTTGAAAATATTCAAAATTATCTTGCACTAAAGCTGTTAAAAACTTACCGCCCTCAGACTCTGGTACATCTAAAGCTGGTGTTGCTGAGTCTTTAGAGTCAGAAAAAAGAGCTGTCCAACTAGGAAATCTCTTTAAAACATTCTTAACTCTTCTAGTGCTAACCGGAGATACTGGATCATGAATTCCAACCTCAAGATAAAAAACTAAACCAACAGAACTCAAATCGGCTTCATCGGAATTAATAACTAATTCAATTTGCACATATGGCTTAACATCGGTAATAAATAAAGTTCCTATTTCACCGGAAGCAACGTTCTTCAACCATGGACCATCTGCTGAATCAGACTCATAAATATTTATTTGAAAGTTAGGAGCAGTAATACCCTGAAGGTTTGTAAAAGTATATTTATAAGAAAGTATATCTATCTCCGAAGAAGTATCAACAAACCTTAATATACTAGGTGTAGCAGAATCGTAAACAACTTCACCAAAATCAGTTACATACACAGCATTACTATCTATAGGCGTTGCGTGATTCCCAGCTGTATTAGGGGAAGCTATCTCTGTACCGGAAAAAACTCTTGTACCAATAAGATCTAAACCAGTAGAAAACCTGCTGTAAGAAAAGTTTTTATACTGATCATTAGAATACAGATTTATAGAAGAAGAACGCCAAACATCATTACTCTTAATGAAGTCGCCACTTCTTAAAGTATATAAATACTGCTTCATCTACTAACCTTTGCGCAAATAAAATATTAGTAAGTACTGTTGCCTATTATAACAGAGAAAACACTTATATTTCCAGCCGCCAAGTATTCCCTAACTCCAGAAGGAGAAAAATCTTTTAGCGGCACCTCTCTACCATCTGCGGTCATAGAATTAATTGTCACACCCTTAATAATATCTGAAGACAACTTAACCTGTCGCTCTATTTCATTTAAAGAAACAGAATCTCCTATAGTTAAAGAATTCAAATATCTTTTAACAAAAAGAGATGATTGATTCCTAACGCCTTGAATAACACCAGAAGTATTTCCAGAAGGAAGTGTAATCGTTATATTTAGACCAACACTAACCTTTTCTGCAACTGAAACATTAAACCTAATCCCAACAGGCTTGACAGCATTTATGGCAGCAAGAACAGCTTCAGGCATTCTCTTTACCGAAGATCCAACTTCCGGAACAACAATAACATCACAAGAACCTATCCCAAAAGAAGCCTCACGAATACGAACATCTTTTACACCGGAAACAGAAAGTGCAGCAAACCTCACCGACTCTGCGGTACCAGCAACTCTAGTCTTCATAGAAGCAACTATTCTCCTCCTATAGTTGGCATCTGACTCAGCAGAGATGTTTGCGTAAACTTCTTTAGGGTTTGTGCAGAAAACTATTACAGAAGGGGCAGCAACATAATTATGCTTAGTTAAGGTCCCCTTTGGTGCAACATAGGTATTGTTATTAAAATTGGGCTGAACTCTACCGTAAGCTTTTGTTGAACCTGCTGGTATTGTTACGGCCTCCTGCAAAGAATAGCTATACTGTTTAGAGGCAAAATTTGTAACATCATTATAGACAAGAGTATTAGCTGGAATAACAACAGAAGTACTATGAGGCTTAGAAAGATAAAACTCTATGTTAAATGATCTTCTCTCAGTAGCAACCTGATCACTTACACTCTTTCTACGAACACCATACAAATCTCCTATAAGATCCAAATTTCTACCAGAAGCCGTAGAAAGATCAGATTGACTTACAGTAAACCTAAAAGCCTCATATAAATCAGAAACTTCATCACTGACTGCCTCAGCAAATGCTCTAGCAACAGAACCAGGATGAACGGCAGTAATACTAGCATTCTTTTGTAGGCCATCAAGAATAGAGACTAAAATTTCAGACTTACTTTTTACACCATAAATACTCATTTATGCTCCCAATTCTTGATTTATAGATAAGGTTACAGGCTGATCTAGGTCAGACATTATATGAATATCAAATCTAATAGTATCCGGTCCTGTAGGTATAGCATCTATCTTAATCATTCTTTCCTTAAATAAACCTTCTCTTTGAAGGGCTGTACGAATTATTTTTTTACCCAACTCACCTGTTGACTGCCTTTGAGGCATGCCGTAAAGAACGGATAGATCTGTACCCAAAAGAGGATATATATAAAAATCGCCAGGTTCAGTCATAAGCCTAATGTAAACCTGCTGAATATCAGACTGCATAGACGAATTCGTTAATGCAACATCCTTAGAACCATTTAAAGCTATATCGCCATTAAGTGTGAAGTAAAAATCACTCATTTGTTTCCCTCAATGCTCTTTCATGAGCTTGATTAAAATCTAAACCTTCTTGAATAAACTTTACAATTAAATTTATATGCTCTGAAGAATAGTCTGTAGAGTATGCCTCCAGAAGCCCTATTTGCTCAACAGAAAGATTAGAATAATCTATATTTGAAGTGAGATTTTGCTCTGGTAAAATCTGAGAGTCACCAAAACCATATCCCTTATCTATAGTAATGGTCTTTTGCTTCTCTTCCTCTTCTAAAACGGGAATCATATTGATATAATGAGATAGTCCATTTTGTGCAGAATGTATATTTTTTCTATTAATTTTAACCAAAGTTGGCTCTATATAACTAGAGGCAGCGTAATTAAAAGAATAATTATTCCATCTTAAACCATCTTCCTTACAAAAGAATCTAATCGAATCCGCAAAAAAAGATATGCTTTTGGATTTAGATGATATGACTATACCAACACCGGGAGCAGCAAATATTTCTATATCACCCTGATCATTTAATCGTAAAAAGCTTAAAAGATCTGGATGAGTTAAGCCTACTTCTCTATCGGAAAATTCATTTCTTCTTTTTAGTTCTTCTGAAATAGGATAATAAGTTTTCTGATCATAAATTTTTCTTAAAGAATTAAAATTAACTTCCGGCATTTATCTCACCATAAACCTTGGGACACCAGTTCTAACACCATAATTCATATTAAAATATATATTTGCATTATTATCTTCAAAATAATTTAAAACATAAGGACTTGATTCATTATTATCCCTAAAACCCACAAGACACCTTGTCCCTAAAACCGGGGAAACAGTTTGTAGACCTTGAGTTATTGGGCAGGGTACGTTTCTTAAAGATGAACCCATTTGATCTGAATATTGTTCGTCTAATATAATGTTTGCGGTATTATTTTGCTTACTATAACCAACAATAATTCCAGGTCTAGTTCTAGCGTTTTGCATCCTGGCAAGGTCTATATGATCTTGTATTTTTTTATCAAATTTAGGATAATTAACCGGCATTATAACTCCATTTAATAATTTATTATAGTTCTTCTAACAGGACCCTGAGGCTGCCATCCACCCGAATATATAACTTCATAGTACCATCCATTTACCCAATTCTGTGCATACTGAGAAGATTTCGAAGAAGCACCAGCGGTATTAAACATCTCTAAAACCCAATCTCTTAACACTGTTTTACTCTTACCCGTTGAAGCCTCATATACTTCTACTGCTGTTTGAAAATCAACATTAGAGATCCAACCATAATCCGGACCACCACCATAATCCCCCCAGGCAAAGAAATAGTACGAAGATTGTGGATCTAAGCCAAGTTTTTGATCTTCTGTCAAAACACCATTAGGAGTAGTTCCTGTTATTATTTTATATAACATAAATGCTTGATTAACAGGAATCAAAATTTCATCAGAAAGATATCTGTACATCTCAGAAAGCTCATAGCCAGAAACATTCGCCCTATAATTATTTCCAGCATTTCCTGCTGCTGTTAAAAACTGTTCAAAATTAGATATACCCTCATCTAACCACTCATCATAAGCCAACTTCCAACCATACTGAGTGCCATTATTAGGAAAGAAGAAAGAGAAATCCTTATCACCATGAGCTAACATATTTATTTGCCACATAGTAGCAGACCAATCTCCGGTAACAGAACCAGACTGGCTAGACTCAATGTTATCACTGTAGTTAACACCAGGAAAATAACCGACATGAGTCCATTTATATGTTCCATCAATATACTTATAGGCGCTAGCGGTGGCATCACTTAACTTTAAGCCATCTATACTATTTGCCGCATTAATAATCTGATAACCATTGCCCATAGATATTCCAACATGCCCACTTACCCCATTACTGGCCCCTGGGCTCACGGGAAGATTGGTATCCCTATCGGTCCAAGGATAGACCAGAATCGCACCAGGTGTATTTAAGGCAGTTTCGACATCAGGAGTTCCATTATCTAAGGTAAAGAGATTACCGGCATCTACCATAATATCTCTAATAGTGTTAGTCGTACTCCAATCCGCATTTTCTGATGCGATATTTGTTAGTTGCCATCTTCCGCCAACTTGCTTAAAATATATTCCAAGTTGGTAGGCAATCCAATATATAAAACCCGAACAATCCCAACCCGAAATTTGACTAGCAGGTTTAGCAACATCTGCAGCTGTAGGTGAATTGCTTATATACAGCGAGTACCCCCTTGACGATTGTTGACCAAGGGCCTCTTGCCCTTTTGCTATAAAACTATTTGGAGTAACAAAAGATTCTCCACTAGAGCCAGAAGTAGATCCAGATATTCTTGCTTGAGGATTAAAAGCTGCCGGTCTAAAATTACTTTCTCTTTCTGCTATAGCAGTGAAGATTGCAGCAGCTTCGTCTGAACACACAGTTCCCCTTAAAAGGTCAAAGACTTCCTGGGCAGAAAGGCTAGTGACTTGAGAGTTCCTATAACTAGTATTAAGTCTTGGGTTAGAGAATATATCCCCCACCAAAACATAGGTACCCTCAATCTGAGGCAAAGCATCTAGGTGTCCATCAGAGAAATCCACACTACTATCAAGACCATTTGCCTCTAAGGCCAAAACTCCAGGACCCGAATAAATTCCCGATCTGTACGCACCAAAGCTCAGATGTATATGATTTCTATGCTCAGAAATACCGCTATGAAAATCAACATTAGCCAAACCAGGATATCTTACTCTTAGCGGAGAATTTCCCAACTCAAAATCATCGTCAGTAATTTCATACTCAGTTGCAAGATCTGGATGAACAGATATTGAGTCAGGAAGAAGATATGGATGACTCATACCTATTATATTTAGCTCTTCCATCAATAGCTCAAAACCAACCCTAAAGGTAGAACCAGAAACACCACCACCATTATTATTAAAATTAACAGAATCTTGACCATTTCTTCTAGAAATATTAGTTATATCAACCGCTCTACCAAAAACATGATCTAAAACATACATTCCAACAGTAGAACCGTTGATGTTATATACGTCATTAGAAGACACAATTTGACTACTTACTCCAGTATTGCACTTAATAGATATTCCTGAATCATCAGAAGACAAATAGATTAAAAGTTCTATAAGAGCAGGGGCAAGGTAGGCTACAGAAGAACTTGTTCCATTAATTAAATCTTGACTAACTTGTGAAGTAGAGAAACTACCACCATAGCTCTGTTCAGTTTGTCTAAGATTAGCAATATCATTAGGTATGTCAAAAGCAAAGCCATTAACTAAGTTTTCAGAATCTTCTACAATACCCGTATCATTAAGAACTCTTAACCTGTCCCTATGCCAACCTAATTCTTGCTCAGACATGGTAGAACCCAATGCTATATCTCTTCCTACTGCTCCCGTTAATTCAACTCCAGTAATATAATTATAAGTTCCATCATGTATATTTCCATCAATAGAAGTTGCAGAAAGGCTAGTTCCTTCTGATGAAATTGCTCCATTTAATCTTGCCATTGCTCTTGCAATGCTATTTTTTAAAACCTGATCTTGACCACTTTTAGCTATGCTAGCCATCAAAGCTGCTTGTGCAGCACCTCGTGTTTTAACTATTGCAGATTTCGGGTCAGCAGAAAGGCTATCTTCAGAAAGAAGGCTAATACCACCTTCAGCGTTTTCATCTGAATTATTAGATCGCAGAGTAACAGCATTCTCCGCACCGCCGACAATAATACCATCAAAAGTACTCTCTGTACTATTTAAGCCATCCAATAATCCGTATTTTGCACTCCTATAAATGCCATGGCCAGATAAATAATCTGCTTGAGTGCTTCCTGACAAACTGTTCTTGTATGGACCCTCTACAGAATTTGTTGTAGCCTTTGCCTTAATCTCTCCTTTAGGATAGGTGTTTTCAACAACTTTTCTTGTTAAACTACCAAACGTAACAAGATTATCAGCACTAAAACTTGTCATAATCAATCCACCCTTCTAGGTAGCGCTGCCTGCTCATACGAACCTACAACAGACATAGATTCTTTTTGCAAATCTTTAACATAAACTTTAGCTAAATTATTAACAACCAACTCCCAGTTTAAAGTAACCGGAGTGCCATCTTCATAGTACTCATCCCATAAGGTAATTGGCCATTGTGAAGCAGTCTCGTAAACGCTTTCAAGACACTTAATGTAAACCAAAGTATCAAATACAACATAATTATTCTCTACAAGTTGCTGACCTAATTCAGATAATTCTGGAACATAGTTCTCAAAAAAGTTATATTTATTTTCTGCAACAAGTGAGCTGATAACTTCAGCGTAAAGTTTATCGTATCCCATGAAAAATACTGATAGATCATCTAGCTTCTGCTTATATTTTTCTTTTACTTCAACAAAATTATTCACATTACCTGACTCTAATAAAGAATTAAATATAGAAGAAACAAAACTAACACTTTGAGAAATAACATCATCAGTAAAATGATAGAAAATAGTAGCAATAGTTCTATCAAACTGATCCTGAACATAACTAGACGGCTTATTATAATCTGCACCTGCATCAAAGTCCTCATTTGTCCCAGCCAAAGACTCACGAGATCTATTAACCCTCAAAACAATAACCTTATTTAAAATTTTATCCTTAACAAAGAACTTAGCTTTACCACCAGGAGTTGATACATCTAAAATACTTAAAGTATAAGATTCAGAATTTTCCTCTGAATAAACTTTTCCTTCCATAACATTTGTTTCTTCGGTGTTAATGCCATCAAAACGAATTGTGAACGGATCGCCACCCCTTAAGATGTCAACAACTTTTATAGTGTCACCGTCAACAACATCAACAACTTTTACCAAAACTTTAAACTGAGGCTCTAATTGAGCCTTGTCTGGACCCAAACTAGAAAGATTCAAAACCCTAGAATGAACCAAAGCGTTTTCATAACTGATATATCTTACGGCTTCTTTTATTTCTGTTTCTCGCCAACCCAAACTCTTAAACAAATCATCACTTCTAACATAAGAATATCCTTCAGGAGTTCTTATCTTAGTCCTAACCCCCAATATACCAGGCAATAATGCTTTGCTATGGTATTGACCAACAACCATACCCTGACTATAAGAAAGGCCAGAATCCATAGGTTGACCATTTCTATTTAAATACTGAACATAGCATCCGTGTTGATCTAGCAGATTATCCCTAACCCACTTCCACCCCTTCCAGCCTAATTGGGATCCAAGAGAACCAACAATCGGACCAGCCACTAAACCTGCTGCACCTCCAGTAGCAACAGTTGCAACTGTACCAGCTAAAACACCGAATCCAATAGAAGCAAGCGCGGCACCGCCGGCAGCATTTGTATTGGCCTGAGTCTGCCTTATAACTGCTTCGGCTGCATCTGGCATAGACTTAGCTGTTTCTAGAGCTATTGCATCTTTAACTATTGCACTAGAACCATGGGTAAACTGTAGCCCTCCAACAATTTGAGTCGAAAGCATGTCGCTCAATCTGTCGATAGAAATAGATCCACCAATCATCATTGAAGAATCACCATCTCTAATACTGTCAAGATAAATTCTTGCATCGTTTCTAATTGCTTGAGTGTTCATCCAGGAACTTATCCAAGAACTTAAATACCATCTACTTGGATCATTAACGGTAACAAGCGCATTCGGTGTAATCGCCGTAACAAAACCTAGATCGCTAGTAAAATGATGGACAACTTGTTCAACCTCAAATAAACCATACATCCTCTCATAAACATCAGACAAATAAACCATGTCATGAGGTCTAATATCTGGATTGCCAATAACTAACAATTCTCCACCATAAATATCTTTAATAGATTCCTTCAAATGAGCAAGAGCAACCCTTCTGGCACTTAGCTCATCTGGACTTCCCTGAATATTCTTTGCGACCCCCCTAAAGGTTTCCAATGGATGCATAAGCGGATGCAGGAAACCAAAGAAACCACTTCCAACCATATTATCATAGTACAATCCAGTTTCTACTGTTTTTTCTGTTTGGCGTTCAGCTGGAGCCCCTTTATCTAGAGCTACAGTTACCGGATATTTTCCATCAGAGACTGCAGTGACGACTGTTGAAACGCCATTTAAATTTTCCTCTATGTTGTTAGCTAAAATGTGAGAGAAAGAACTTATATAGTGCAGTCTTTGGAAAGGCTCCCTAACTTCCAAAACAGGTTCTCCATATTCCCTTGTAAAAGGATTGTCCACAGCTCTGAGTAAAGATCCCTCCCTACCCAAAGAGTAGTAAATGGAATCATTAAGAACCTTATTCATTACGTGTGCGTGCTTCCTAAAGTCTGCCGCCTCAGACACACCATATCCCAACTGCTGCATACTCAACTTAAACATAGAATATAGGCCACTAAGACCAGTAGTCAATGCTGTAAAAATAGGACCAACATTTTCACTAAAGAAATCTTTTACGCTAGAGACAGAATAAGATATAATGTTATTAGAACTATTTCCCTCTGCTTTAGTTGCAACCAAAAGTTTTAAGAATTTGCTTTGACCAGAATCTGAAGACAAAGCTCCTTTCGCGTAATCTGCGTATGGGTCAATGAATGCTCTAAAAACCTTATCGACAGACCTAAAAGACCACTGCTCGTCAGTAAAAGAATTTCCACCAAATAACTTTCTATCTGGCTGAAGCACGAGCCAAGCTCTTCCGTAGGCATTATTCCAGAGAGCCTGCCTAAACATTCCAACCATCAGCAAGAATAATTGCTTAGGAGTATCTATCTGCGAAGCCAGTGAAATAGAAGGTTGTTCCGTATCAGAACCCTCTATACTGACCTGTAGCACATTATTAATACTAGGGTCATCAAAGAAGTTTTCCTTGAACTTTTGCAGCCTTTTAACTAAGAAGTTGTTTAAGCTTTCAATGAGGCCACCTTGATCCAATGGAGCATCTATAAATGAAGTTCTTACAAATTCTAATGCTTCTTCAACAGAAGTCTGATATTCTACAGAAGAAGTAGTGGGATTATATTCATAGCTAGAATCTCCTGAATAAATAAACTCATCTCCTAAAATAAGAGAGAACTTATCTAAAGCACCAGTTGTAGAAAAATTTCTAATTGCATCTATAGGTTGAGAACCTCGTAAAATATCCAAAATATAATCTGGCATTGTGGCCTCAGAATCTGGATCCATACCATAAAGATCTGCAAATATTTGCTTAACACTATCTAATGTATGATATGAATACCTAAATTCATCCCATATATCCTGGGCATCGGCTAGGTGTCTTCCGTCTCCAGCTATAACCGAAACATCTGGACTAAAATTCTCATCATAAAATGCTCTTGCCTCCATAGAAAGCTGATCAGCTTCAGTATAAACAGGAGTAAATGTTCCCACAATTCTTTTTGAGGCCTGCTCCGTATAGCTATTAGATCCTTCTATTGACTCCATTTCTGTTAGATATATATCTCTTAAATAATTAAACTCAAGTACATCAAATCTTTTTTGAATAACTGCTTCAAAATAACTTGAGTCATCAATAAAACCATTTCCACTATACGCATAGCTATCCAGATAAGATAGACTAGATGTTTCCACTGCTAAATATCTATCTAAAATATTATTATGATCAAAAGAACCATTTAAAATCTGAACTGGATTACCAGACTCATTTTTTTCTGCATATAAATTGTCTGAGTCAGAATTAACAAAAGAACCAAAACCAATCAAAAAATCTTCAGACCCCTCATCAGAATCGCTAACTCTTAAAGAAAACTCTTGTGCACTAGCAACCTGCGGAGAAACAACTCCAACTGGAACCGAATCAGGAACAAAAGCAAAAAAACATTCACGTTTTATAGGATACCTTCTAAAACCAAACTGATCTACACCAGTCTCAACATCTACAAACGGTATCGCGTCTAGCACAGTTTCGGCAGCATCTCTAGCCCCCACTTCAAAATTATTTCCATGGAACCACCCTGTTATTATATTCAAATAGTATGCTGCGTCAGGAGAAACAAGCGCATCAATATCAGAAAGATTATTCAAATCAGAATCTTCAAGTTCACCCCACAAAAAATAAGCTGGCTTACAAACTACAGCTCTTTTATTAATAGGATTATAAACTAGAATTTTTCTATTCTTATAATCTGAAGCCGTTCCATATAAGTTATCAAAACCATACCTATCTTTGAACCTTTCAAGATCTACTCCGCCATTTGAAGAAGGATTATATGGCCATTTCATGGCAACATAAAATTGCTCATCTTCTTCAGATGCTGGCTTGCCCCATTCTGATGCAATTAACGTATCGATCTCAGAAGCGCCATCGATTTCAGGTTTAGGCATTTCTACAATATCATTGGTGTTTGATAAATAATTAAGAAGATTATTAGTTCCCATTGAAATTCTTAAAGGATTTTCTAGTTCTAAAACATCATTTTCACCAATAAGTGTCTGAGAAGTCTCTTTTAAATAATCTCTTTCTATTTCCATTAGTTTGCCAAAATTATCAGAATAACTAGTCTCATCTTCTTCCATATCAAAAGCTGGACTCTTTAAAATTCTAACACTTTTTGTATTCGCAAAGAAAGGATATCTGTATCTATCAGGAAGATTACTTATATGACGATGCTCTTCAGAAACAATATTGACCTTACCTTCTATAGGTAAATGAAATCCGATATAGGCATTGCCTCTTGAAACCGGAATCTTAGATACTATTTCATTTCCACTACTATCTCCATAGTAAACAAGCGACTTTGGATCAGAAAAATTAATTACTTTATTTCTCAGAGAATTAGTTGGAGCATATATTCCAGTAGAATTATTTATATTATAGGCAGTAGAAGCAAATATTTCGTTGACATCTGATGCACCAAAAAAAGCTGCGTAATCTGCAAGAGGATTCGTAGATCTATTTAGGCCATCCAATAGTTCTGCAAGGAAATTATCTTCCTTTCTTGCAGCAGGCGCCTTGTCAACCCTGTAGCCAGTCGTGACAGGAACAACACCAGAAGTGTAAAGCCAATGAGGCTTACCATAAAAAACGGTAGACCTGTCTTCAAATGGTCTTACGGCAACAATGTAATTTGGAAGAAGACGTGCACAAGTTTGGAAAAGATCCCAAACAGTTCTCATATAAGTTTGAGCCCTAAAAGAAACTTCATCAAAACCAGGAAGATCATCATCATCATTCATAGATATAACGCCCATAGTTTTGAATAAATTTTTGCCCCCTCTACCAACAAGAATTCCCAAAAGGCTTGACCCAACAGAAACTCCTTTACCAAGATAAACTGGATTACGTGTCACTAATGTACCTACAACCGTAGTTGCAGAAGCCGTAAACGCACTAGTTCCAACCCCTAAAACAGTATTCAATATACCGCCACCCAACAAACCAGTTACTATGTCACCCGAAGGAGATTTATTAAGCTGATTATCTGCAACCAATGTATCTACTGCAAAATTGGAACCCGGTATTCCCTGACCCGACTCCATAACCAACCTGTTCCAAGATCTATCAGTAAGAGAAGCTAAATCTCTTACTGATCTAGCATTACTGTCTTCAGGGGTCAATGAGGCAACAGTTGACCAACCGTCATCAATATCGCCGCCCAAGAATTGTGCTATCCCAGTACCATTTCCAGGATAAATATTTCTCTTAAACAATTCTAAATCAACGTCAGATTGCATATTGGCCATAAGGGTCTCTATCAAAGGAATTATAGAAGAACGCTCATTGCTAGAAAAGTTGTTTTCATCTTTTCCACGCCCTATATAATTAAAAGCTCCACTTATAGCACTAGATATCTGATCATGTTTAACCTGATCATCACCCATAAAATCGTAGAGTATGCTACCAAAATGTCTGATACCAAATCTATTTTCAGAAAAAATGATCCCCTTAGTCGCCCTAAGTAGAGCTTCTCTAGTTCTAGAAGACCCCATGCTTAAAAGTCTAACCATCAAATCCCTAGGCTCAGAAAGCCACATACCAGTGTTTATACCGCCATCAATTTTTCCACTATCACCCTTTTTATTAGTGCTATTAACCATTGCACCAAGCTCTATTGCATCAGACTGAGCTGTTACTGTTACTATTTCTCCCTGCTCAACACTTGTAATTATTCCATTAAAAAGAGTATTTAATGAATTAGGATTAGAACCATATCCAGCTCTTAGATGAACTCTAACACCAGGCTTTAACCTTATATTGTTAATATCGACTACATATTCATGCCTCATGTGCCCCAGCATATTTCGAGACATATTTAAAGTTCTTTCAACTATATTAGCTAAACCCTCAGTCAAAGATAATTCATCTTGATTAAATTCGTCTAAATTAGGATTGAATATCTTACTTGACTCAGGTCTAGTTATCTTAGAATACATATTAGACAATCTAAGAATTAGAGTATCACCCATAATATCTTCAGAAGAAACAACAGAGAAATCTATTATCGACTGCAATCCGTAGAAATTATCAAAAAGTTTTACACCAGCAAAATATCCACCCTCATCAATAAGCCACAACATATAAGTAGGGAACGCCCTTAGCATGCGTCCAGAAATATCGCGATACGAAGTATCAACCATCATCTTTTCCCAGTGACGATACTCATCACCGTCATATGCGTTTTGATACTCTGACACACCCTTAAGAGTTGCTATGCCGCTGTTAACGGTAGTGTTTCCGGTGTCAGGAGTCTGAACATCTTGAGTTAGATTTGGTCTTAAAGAATACCTTCTGTCTTCAGATGATATTTGAACATTACTGCCTGCAACCGTCAGATAAAATCTTCCATTATTATTATCTATATAACCAAAATGTGTACCGGCTGCTGTCAACATCATGGCTGAAATCTTGTTTTCATCTAACTGGGTTTGATCATTAGCGGGAATAACCAAAATAACTTTATGGAAATCTACGTTATCAGGATGAAAACTAACGTACTCTTCATCTGGTAAACTGTAGGCACCCTCTAATGCGGCTTCTAAAGATTCTTTCATGTGATAATCAGTACCGGTAGATAGGTCACCAACAATAAAGGAACCAACACCAGAAACTTCATTCATAAACGGATTATTCTCATCATCTTCTTCTTCAGCAAAGTTGATGAACGACGTTAAAAGCTGCCACTTTTCAACATTATTATAACCAGGAATTGTAGAGCCAAGAACTAGCTCAAAAGCTCTTATGAACTTAGCCTGAGTAATCCCCTCTTCTTTAACATAATCAACAAGAAGCTTAATAATTAATTGTCTTTTTTCTTCTGCGCTTAAACTAGGTAGATCTGCAGACATCAAATTCTTAATCCTATCTGCAATGGCTGTTATAGGAAGATTCTGTCCATCCATTTCATAATTCCACGATGTTCCATCCCAACCAACTTGAACTTCTTCATCGTCAAAAAAGAAATCCGTAACCCTAGGAATTTCATTAGTTATATTATTAGTGACATCATCGTCAAACATCTCAAAACTTCTAAAATAGAAATCTGGATCTAGATGACCAACAGTTTCTCCAGAAGAATCTTTTAACTGTAAAGGTAAATCGGGGTAGGCATTGAAGGCACCCCACATTTGCTTAATTCTTAAAAATGGATTTTTCTTAGTTGTAAACTGCTCGACCATATCCTTCTGCTGTTTACTACTTAACTCTTCTCTCTTTTGCTGGAAAATGTCAAAATCAACAAGAGTAAGATTTACATCATAGACATGAGGAAAACCAGGTTTTGTAGAAACCTGATAGTTCATAGGCATTACATACTTCATGCCAGACAAAGCTGTTATAACATTTTTAATACCAAGAAAACCTATAACACCTGTTGCATGCTCCAGTCTTGCGAGAGCTGTAATATGATCAAAAATTCTTTTAAACTTTACAAGTTCTTTCTCACCAATAACTGTCATAGAAATATTAATAAAGCTATCTTTACCGCCGATATGCTGATAAGAAGGTTCGTCTTGCATCTGAACCTGAAGCTTTGCAAAGTTATTAGAAAGAGAAACAGTTACACCATTAACTATTACGGCATCAGGGTCCATGTCGACCTTAACCATTGGAACTTCCCATTCGTTAAAAGTATAGTTACCAACCCTGGCCCTAGCAGCCTCCATTAAAGACTGAATACTTCCACTCTTAAAGAAGTTCTCGTAAAGGTAAACATTAAAAGATTTCTTAAACTCTTCCTCTATCGAAGTTATGTCAGGATGAATTCCGTTTCTATTATAGAAATCGCTGGCGGCATCATCGACCAACTTATCCAAGAGAGAAGTAGGGTTCTTGGAGAAATCTGAGAAAAACTTTTTTACACCATTTAAATTCATATTTACAGAATCAGGTGCGACACCAACTGAAAGAACTTTGCCGCCAAAGAAATATGGACCTATCTCACCAGGATACTGACTGAAATCGTTATCATAAGATCTTAACCATTCCTCAATTTCCTCCCTGTCTGCCTGGCTATTAGGAAGCCTTGCACTATTCTCGGATATAAAATCTTCAACTAAGAAACGATAGACTGCTTCAGAATCACTGTTAGTATTAATTCCTGCAGTTAAAACATTTATAGAATCTGTAACTAAACTATATATATCTTTGCTATACTCATTAGATCTAGATAAATCAACAACCTGGTTTAATTTAATTCCATACTTTGAACTTTCATTGATATCAATATCAAAGAACTTAAGTAATTCGCGCCAAGTAGTCTCACCTAAATCACTAAAGGTTTCTTCCTGAGTCGTTCTAAATGAAGCTGTATCTGGAAGAAACAGCTTTGTTTGAACTTCGGCTGGAGTATAGAAAGTAATATTATTACCATTTCTCCATTCATCAATTATATTTGTTTCTAAAATGTAGTCCCTATAAGAATCTGTAACCGTTTCGTTTTCATAGTCAGTACTGTAGGCGGCATCAGAAGGTGGCAAGGAAACATACTCCCTATCATTGAGCCCCACATACGCCGCATCACCGGGTGGCAAGGAAATGTAAGAGTCAGTTTCATTTACCGTATCTTGCTCTTTTGAATCCGATGTCTTAAGTAGGAATTCTTCATTAACATATTTATGTAATATGTTGGCGGCTTTACCTATATACTGACGATACTTACCCCAATGAACAGACTGATTGAAGTCTCTTAACATTGGTAGAAATGGCTTATGATTAAAATTCAGTAGTTCTATATCTACAGCCAGAGCAAACGGGAACCCTGGAACGGTAGATATTGTCATGTTAGACAGAGCCACACCGGTTATTCCATGAATACTATTTAGGTAATGATTTTTTATTGGAAGAATAGGAGAAAACTTAAAGGCGGCAACTAAGCCCCTAAGAGAAGACAAAAATTTATCTATCTTTTCTTCACTATCACCAATTATTCTATTTCCATTTTCATCTTCTCTATATCTAAAATCTATCTCAAAATTTTCGTTTAAATTTATTTGAGATATACCATCTATAGAAACACCCCATATTTCCTGATAGTTAGGAAAGAAAAGCCTCATAGAGACAACGGTTTCTCTGTAACCTGAATTAAATTTTGGGCTATTAGTTTGACGTATTGCACCACCAGTTAAACTACCAGTCTTAAATCTGGTATTAACATTTATATTTACAGGTGGCACATAGAAATTAGCTGCACCTAAACGCAAATGGAAAATATCTGGATTATTAGGAGCAATATTCTTTCTATAAGGCGATCTTTCAAGAACTTTTTTAATTCTACTAGCTGTCGTATCAAACTCAAAAGCTAACTCAAAAACATTTTTATTACTCTCATCTGTTTGCTTTACACCAAAAGCAGCCTCTAAAGTTTCCTTAAACTCTTGAGCCGTTTCCGCAACCAAACCCCCACCAAGACCATCATTAGAATAATCAACTATAGTCGACAATGCCATAGCATAAAAATCTACTAAACTAGGAAAGTAATAGTTTATTGAGGCAAATATAATTGGATTATTATTCCAATTCTTATGAACATCTATCAATTTCATTAACCAAGGTAAATCTACCGATGGGTCAATATATTCAGAAGAATTCTGTTGCGCATCATAAACACTAACAAACCTCTTCTTAGCGAACTCGCCTATTTCATAAGCGTAACTTGCCAATTGAAATAAGCCTGTCTCTACTAAATTTGAATACAAAGATTTAGCCATAGAAACATCTAAAGAAGAAACATTGTTATCAATTCTAGAAAAAACTCTATAAAAATTCCCAAGATTAGAAGGAGCGCTTCTTGCCGGAGAAAAAGAATCTGAAACAAATTTATTTAAAGCTAGATCTGATCTAACACCATCTTCTTCGGTACCCAATATTGCTTTGTTTAAAAAAGTTCTTAGAGGCCCAAGATCATTTAACGTCTCTACAAAATCTGACCCCTCATCAATTGCCTCCTGCCTATCTTCAGATGCTACAACATTTTCTATTTGAGATAAATTATCTTTATTTAAATTCCCCTCATCGTGCAAAGCTTTTGCATTTTGCAATCTTTTAAGACACTGTTGAGAAAAGAAATCAATACACTTTTCATCCAATAACCAATTATAGCTAGCAAAAAGATCTAGCAATATCTCCGCATCGTTGCTCTGATCAAAAACACCAGATAGAGAAGGATAAACTATCCTGTCACTATCGTAAGAGAAAAAGCCCTGACCATATCTATCAACTAATGAATCGACCCTGCCTACGTATAAGTCATAGTAGGTTACTACATCAAAGTCAGCTCCCGCCTGAATATCTACATCGCCTCTAGCTCCACTAACAAAAAGTGCAAACATACTACTCCAAGTTACGTAGGAGTAAGAATCATCATACGAAAATTGAACTATTAATTTTCTTCCAACACTTTCATGAAAATAATCTTTTACGCCCTGAGCATTCGAGTTAGAGTTAGACAGAATATCAACAACTCTTTGATATTCGCTGTCATTTTCAACAATATATTTAATTTCATCAAAGGCATCGTTTGAAATTGACATTACATCACCTAAACATCATGTTATTGCTAACTATATTATTCATTCTAAAACTAGAAGTATCTTTAGTATGCGCAGAACTATAATTGTCCATTATACTATAATTTGAGGAAGATTGAAACTTATCAAAAACAAAATTTGCGTTATTGTGAGAAACAATTTCCTTATTATACCTAGCCGTCTGCAAAGCCTTATTATCATAACCAGTATTATCTGGATTAATTAAAGTACCAGAACTATGCTGCAATCCCTCAAAAGAACCTTTGACAGGATCAGACTTAACTTCTCTAGCATCATTTCTGGAAGAACTTAACTTAGAACGACCTTGAGCTTGAGATCTAGAAATTTTAGCTGAAAAATTATCTGAATTCTCTTTCCTATGAGATGTATCCTTAGGGGTACGTGCAGCTTGGGAAAGTCTTTTATTCTGATCAGCGATCATCCAACACTTCCTTAGAAGGCTTCCATTATACTACGTAATGGATTTCGAGAAAAATCTGGAGCTCTATCATACATAGTAGTGTTAATACTAGCATTAGTTAACCCACCAATCTCCGAGTTAAATCTATCCAAATCATCTCGACTACCATTAACAGAAACCTGATAACTCATACCAGGCGAATAGCCTTGACCAGAAAAACTACCAATTTCAGGAATCCTAAAAGGATAATCTTCTTCATATGCAGAACCGCCAGGAAGCAAAGGCGGGCCCTGCATATCGGCATGAGTCCTATCCTTATACGAAGAATACGCAAAGCTTCCTAAGACCAAAGCCCCTATAGCTAAGCCGGTATTTCTAATGGGCGCGCTTTTCAAGAATCTTCTAAAATCATCTTCTTTAAGTTTATCCCCAATTCTCTTGTATGCTCTTTCACGAACAGTTCCAATGCCCTCAGCTTCATCATCCATAGTCTGAAAAATATCTTTTAAGAAAGAATCATCTGCAACTTGCGATAAATCATCGATAACACCAGCAGTAGTTAAATCGTCAATAATTCCAGGATCAATTCCACGTACATTAGCCCTACTTCTAATTAAAGTTGCCACCCTATCAGCCTCCGCCCTAGAAGCTGCATCAGCTATTTCCTCAGACCTTCCCACCATAGACAGTAACACTTCTTCAACTGATTGATCATACATACCAGTAGGCCTGAGGGTTTTCAATAATTGTGCAGCCTGCTTATCTAAACGATCCGCTTCAAAATCTCCACCCAACATAAAATTAAGCCTTGATTCCACAGCAGATCCTACACCACCAGATAAATCATCCATACGACTATAATAATTAGCTCTTCTGATAGATTTTATATCCATAATTCTTTTAGATAACTCAAAGGCATTATCGGGATTTGCTTCATTAAATACTGCACTTAAATTTTCTAAACGAAATCTTCTACCATGAGACAGGCGGTCAATTTCATTAACCAAGTCCATCATAGACACACCTCTAACCTTGACGGCTTCAGCCATATCATCTAAAACAGCTCGGCCATGATACTGCAAGGCGCCAACCTTTTCCATAATTTCCTCTTCAGACAGTGAAGCTGCTACGGAATCAACCCTATTATAAATATTTTCCATAAGATCTGCATGCTTATCCATGATAGCTTTTGCTGCAGCTTGTGTTTCGGAATTGGCAACAAAGTTAGACAGGGTTTCATCTCTACCTATTCTACCTATAGCAGATCTTCTGACAGCATCAAACATTTCTTGAGCATTGCTAGCATCGACATTTGCTAAAGATGCGTACTTATTTCCCCTAACCAAGCCAATAGTTCTAGATAAATAATCCCTTATATCCTGCTCATTTTTATTTTTAAGAACACTTTTCATTTCCGCTATTCTATTTTGCACCAACGTGGAATCAGCTGTAGCCAAGCCAGCTTTCTGCATTTCTTCCGCACCAGAAATCATTCCCTCCAAAAGAATCTTTAAATCTTCTCCCTTTATTCTAGTGTTCAACAATATTGAATCAAGTCCAGCACCTATGTCTTTAACCTCATCCAAAGTTCCAACTCCACCAATAATCTTACCCAAAGAAGAAATTGCCTTTCTACCAACATCATCTAAAGATCCCATTTGACCAGTTATTTGATTTACTGCAGCCTCTACACCTTTAACATTTAAACTAAAACCACTCTCAGCAATCGCGCTACCTATCGCAGCATTCATTTGCCTTGATGCGCTAAAGTTAATTGCATAGTCGATAGCAGACTCCTGTGCCAGCAAACCTATTTGAAAGTTCTCAAGCAAAAACTTTCCTGCTTTTTGATTACTTATTTGCAGATTACCTAATATATCTTCATACTGATTTAGAAATGATCCAACAGCCATTGATCTATTTACATATAAACCAAGTATATCTGCTCCAGATTCTTGTGCAGCGCGCGCAGATTCCTGAAATGCCATACTGAAAATAGCTCTGGCACTAGGGTCGCCTGGAAAAAACTTAGATAATTCCTGCATTGCTAGACCAAAATCTCCACCAGAAGACTGAAGTATATTTTTCATTCTTGAATAAGAAGAAGCTTTAATGTTATCCTTATTTGCCTCTAAGGCAGACATCATTTCATCTGCCAAACTAAAGGCACCATTTTCAGACATAATCTTATATATACCCTGTCTCGTATACTTGGCATCATCCTCTAAAACATCCTCAATTCTAAGAGAAGTTGCCCCAAACTTTTTCATTCTATCAAGAACATTAAACTTTTTAGACAAATCACTAACACGAGTTAATCCTTTTGCCTGTAGCCTTTCATAAACACCTATAATTGCTTGCTCTATATCATCAGGAATAGCCTGAATATTTTTAGGTGTACCAGAATACATTCCATAAACTCTTCTCATTTCTGGATCTTCTGCTAAAAGTCTATCTTTTAAATCAGAACCCAAAACATGCTTTAAGGCCCTAAAACGATCTGCACCTGGAGCGTTCTCTGATATCAATTCATCTAATGCATTAGTAAACTGATCACCACTAAATAAAGCTTGAATAGTTTCAAAGTCCATGCTCATTCTACCAAAAATAACTTCTTCTGGACCAGAAGGCTGTCTAAAAATATTGAAACCTAATCTTCTAATACCTTTATCGTCCTCAAAAGTACTGATCTTAGGCAAGCCTTTATCGTCTAGGTCAAAACCACCCAAAGCGTGCCTGACATCGCCAACAACACCTGGGGCAAACATCATTTTGTGACCTTTAACCCTAAACTTCACAGCCTCAAAAGGCTCGTACACACCCTTAGTTTTTTCATGCTTAATCAATAGACCATTATTAATATCTTTTATACCACCAATTTTTTCATATCCGGTACCCAAGATAGGATTAATGTTTTTAGACCCATAAGAAATAGCTTCAGTATCAATAGCAAAACGATAAACATCAGGAAGGACTGCTTGAACAAATCCATCCTTTTCCCTGAAGGCTTGAGAAGCCATCATGGAAGCAAGAAGGTTCATCATTTTTGGAGACTGTCTTGGACCAACACCGCTACGATGTAACTCTAAAATTTGTCTTGCATACTCTCTATTTCTTAAAGCTGAATACCTTAAATGAGGAGCAATCATATCGACATCTTCACTAGCAGACTTTTCTAACATTGCTTTTAGCCTTTGTGGCAATACATTATTATCTATAGAGCTTTGAAACTCTGAAATTATGGAATTAATCCTACCCCTTATAGCTTGCTGAGTTTCAAGGTCTGCAAAATACTCTGGCTGAAAAGCAGTCAAAACAGGGTCAGCATAAACCAGGCCCCTAGATCGTCCCTGCAATATGTCATCTGCAAGGTCGCCAAAACCGCCCAAAATAAGAGACTCCTGATCACCCATAAGACCAAGGTCATCCTTTAATGAGAACTTACTAATAATCCCAGCGTACTTATTTAACCTAGGATCTAAATCCGTTATATGAAACGCTGTTTTTACATCACCTCTGCCAGCAATTCTACCTCTACCAGTAATCTGATCACCATGCTTTAATCCTAGATCTATACTTTTTAATTGCTGATCAATTTCAGCGACTTGTTGTATAGCTTGCTTTTTTGCATCTCCTGTCAAACTCGCAATTCTTCCTTCTAATCTATTTCTTTCTGATTGAAGACTATTTCTATAATTCTTTAAATGCCTAGAGTTAAGAACATCTGAACCATCAAAACCATATTCAATAGTTTTAAATATTTGCTCTACTAATCTGACTTGTTGTTTTATAATTTTTTCACGATCAGCAATATTTTTAAGCTTAGGATCATTCTCAATACTTTTTATCAATTCATTGAATAAATCTTTACTATTGCCAACACCTTTAGTTATAAGACTATTTATTCTATCTTTAAGCCCATTAGAATCTATATCACTCATATATTTACTTAAGAACTCTGTTGGATCAGCTTTAGCGTAATAAATATCAAGATCTCGCTTTAAATTTTGACCAGCAAGCTTTTTCAGCAAATCAAACTGAGGATCAACATATAAAAATGCCTCATTTAAGTTCTTTGCATTTTTGCCTATAAATCTAGATAATTCACTACCAGCCAAAGAAACCTCACGCTCAGCCAAAAAAGCCCTAGCCCTCTTAGGTATCTTCATTAAGGCTTTAGATAGATCTGACGTGCTTCCACTTTTAAGAATATCAGTAAATCTTTGAGAATCCAACATGTCATGACCAGTAACAGAAAGAAGAAGATTAGTCTGATAACTATTTAAAAGATTTTTACCAGCCCTAAACTGAACAACACGACCACCCTCGTCATCAACTACAGTTAACCCATGAAGACTACCACGCTCCCGCATAACCCTAATTCTTTCAGCAATCTGCTTAGCATTAGACTCACCCTTACGAGCATGCATAGTCAATATGTCCATATTGCCATTCTTCACTAATTCATCAACATCAATACCTGCATCCCTTAAAAGCTGAAGATCTTGAGAACCGATAGCACCAAGTTGATTAATTACAGAACTAAACATAGCCGCGGCAGCAGAAGTTTTATTACCGGCAAAAGATCTACCCCTGTTCACCATTTTTGCACGAACTGAAGAAACAGAAGTTAGCTCAGTTAAATTTAAAGGCTGAACCTCCCTTACGGCAGAATCAAGATTTGCATGAACCTTGCCCGTAACAGAAGAAATAAACACAACATTGTCACCATCTAGGTCGGCCCTAATAATATTGCCCCTACCATAAGTAGAGGCACGCAACATAGACTGAGCTGCCATCAACTTTTCGGCAGGAGTCTTATACCTATTGTAATAATCTGTAACTCTAGTTGCCATTATCCGACTCCAGCGTAAACATTAACTTGATCGGAACCAAAAGGAGTCATAACAGGAGTGACACTCCCAGACAACCCCATGCTAGACATCATTTGTCTTATATTATCCAACATAGAATTATTTCTGGTCCCACCAAAAATTTCAGGATAAGAAGGGTTAGCTAAATTAGCTTGCTTTATCTGTTGAGGATAGTAACCCATTTGAGACATTTCTAGACCCATAGACTGACCCATCTTAATCTTAACATGATCTAAATTAGTATTAGGATGCCAACCCTCCCATGACGCATCAGGTAATTCGTGCCTACTGAAATACTCTTGTAACTCTGGCCTCTTTTCAACTCTCATACCCCAGGCAGCCTGATAAATTCTTCTCTCCAATCTTCCCGCAGTAGAAAGAATTCTCTCCCTATCTTCAACAGGAGCACCTATCATAGCCTTAAAATGCTCTCTCTTTCTTTTCGGAACAGCAAGAGCTAAAGTATCAACATCTCCACCATATATATCTGCACCATACATTGTTCTCTTAGCTGCCATTCTAAACTGAACAGCAGCCCTACCATTTCCGGCAGCTTGCGCCTCGGCAGCTAGCTTAGTGTTCTTAACATAATTTAATATATCAGTATACTCTTCAAGTGCTAATTCCTTTTTTCTTTCTTGCGGAAGAAATCTGTCACCAGTAACTGCCTCTGCTACATTGCCGACCAAAGAAGCACCAACTCCGACTGCACCGCCAACAACCGAACCAAAAAGCCTAGCCCTAGGAGTTCTAGCAAAAAGTGCACCTGCGGTAGCAAGAGTAGCACCGGCAACAACAGGATTTCTCTGAGTAGCCCTATTAACCATCGGCTCAATAAAGCTCTCATAAGGCCTACTCCATTCGGGGAAAGTAGCACCATAAACATTTCTTCTTTCCCAATCCTCTACCGCATTTCTTTTACCACCAAACTTATGAACTATAAAGTTGTCAGTATGAGCAATGTACTCACCAACTCTACCTAAGGCATACTGCGTGCCACTTATGCCAAGCTCTTCAGGACTAGAACCCTTATACCTGTAATCTTCAAAATCATATTTTTTAGTTGTAGTCTCAACTTGAGATCTAATATCCTGGACTCTAATTCTCTCTTCAGGAGAAAGACCCATTTTATCTATCTGTCTATTTAAAGTTTTAAACTGCTTAGAGTAAGGAGCAACATCAGCAAGAATATCCAACTGATTTACTGGACCATACCTATTAATATTATCGCCATAAAGTTGATTAAATCTTTCATAACCAACTCCAGGCAGTCTTATCTCACCCTCTTGAACTTTAGTGAAAGGATCACCAGTTTTAAAATTAGTAAAATAATCTGCACCCGGCAAGAAAGGATGCTGCATACCCATAGTGTTAGCTATCGGGTTAATGTAATCAATTCCCTTTCTATCTTTGGGAACAAATCTTCTTACAATTTCAGAGAACTCTAAATTTCCTAGAGCATCTCTTGATGGTAAAGGAACGTCACCTAAACCGCCAAGATTTAAATCCCAGAAAGAACGAGAAGACCCATAAGCTTTAGAGGCAGATTGAAGCACGGATCTCTGCGGCTCAAAATCTCCCTCACCGAAACCAAAAGCCTCTCTCATAGAAGCAAATCCGAAGCCGTAAATACCAGCCATTTCCTGAATTCTATAACCTATCTCACCAGCCTGATAAGCCAAAGATTCTGGACCTATTGGTGCACCCGCAGCAATAAGATTAGGCTGCATAACACCAGAAACCTTAGGTGGACCATAAGAAGCACTAATTAAGCCGGCATTAAAATCAGATATACCAGATCTCACACTTCCTGCCGCAAGGTTTCTGCTTCCAGCATTAGCAGCAAGCGCAGCATTAGTCTGAGAAATACCGAAGCCGCCAACACCACCACCTACAGCCGTACCAACAGAAATTGGTGCAGCTCCGGCTATACCGGCGCCGTACCCGAATCCACCAGTTCCAGTAGCCATATAGGCGGAAGCATCAAAAGCACCAAACTCTCCTGCTCTAACATAATTAGCAAGTCCTGCGGCGGTTTCCTCTTCGTGCATACGAATTTGTGGCTTGAGAATCTTACCTATAGTCGCATTTGCTATAGGTGTCATAGGTCCAAAGGGTCCACTAAAATATTCGCCAGTTACAGGATAAGGCCTATCTTCATAATGCTTTCTTTCAAATCTGTAAGGATCTAAAGGCCTTAAGGGAGAGATGTCATTATAGAATAAAAACTTCTCCATAGGACTTCCATAAGTGTCGCTAGTAAAGAGCGCGCCACCTTGCAGCTTTCTGTACCAAGAAGGACGATAATACATAACCTTACCGCCCTCAAAAGGAGTATTGCCCAATGGCCAGAATCTACCCTGCCTAATAGGAACTTCACCCTCAACTAGCTGCTCCTTCTTTTCCGAATATGTCATACCACCAGGAGTAATGCCGGCAGCAAGTGCCTGCCCTTCAACAACACCCCTAGCAATATTTCCCATTATTAAAGGAGAATAAACTCTCTCACCAGTTTGATCCTCTCCATTAACCATTCCACCCAAAGTTCTATCAACAGTAAAGGCAGTTGTCCCAGCAGCATATAGTGGCAGAACTCTCTTACCAACCATTCCTCTAGCAAAAAGATCTAATGGCCCCTTAAAGTCTGATACATCTAACTGCATACCTAAAGTACCGAAATATCTATTCAATCTCTCAACAGAGTGGGCAACAGGTACAGAGGCACCAGAATACGCTGCTGGATTAGAATATGTATTTATACCCAATGCGCTAGCGATAGCAGCAAATGGATCTCTACCAAAAGTAGTTCCAAAAGTAGGAACTGCGGTAAAACCGCCAGAGCTGCCTAAGGCATCAACGGATAGATCATCCATCTCATAGGGTGCGACACCAAACCTTCTCTTAAGAGGAGAAATTAATGGAGAGAATTTTTTCCTTATAGAACTGCTGACTTGCCCTATCTCACCCTTTGTAAAGGGATCAAATAACCTTCCTAATTCAGGAACGGCACCGACATGACTTCTTAACTCAGCTATATTCCTACGGGCATTCAAAGTCCCAGTCGCAGATCCCCTAAAGGTACTAAATGCACTAATATTAAATAGTGTTGAAAGACCTGCTGCTTGAGCTTCTGTTCTTTGAGCCGAACTAATAACGCCTCTTGCAACTAAATCATCTACAGCTTTTTGAAGATTAGTAAGGTTTGAAATCATATCAACCTTACCCGTCCCGGCATTTAGCATCGGGTTGACTTGAGATATATATCTAAATATTTCGTTCTTTAACTCATCTAACCTTGTATTAATAGTTGGAGATTTATCAAACCTTCTAGATACCGCACCAAGGTCTGCATCTTGCAGAATATTTCTTATCCTTGAACCAGATGTCAAAATATAATCAGGATCATACCCTGAAGCTCTTAGCTGTTTTGCCACCATAGATTCTGCAGCAAGTATGTCTTCAGCAAAAGAAACAACCTGAGATTGAGACTGAAGATCACTAACCCTTCTACCCAGGTAGCTAAATGCTTGAGGACTTCTCTTTTCCAACTCCTGAATGACCGGCATAGGTACACCGTACTCAAAAGATCTTCTTCTTAAAGAGTCATACGCCCTTATTATGTCCTCTTCTGCAAAATCATCTAAACCAAGTTGTCTCGAACCATACTTTACTCTTTCACCCTTAAGAAGTTTAGATAGAACAACTGGGTTTCCAGGATCATAAGATCTTCTATTGAATCTTGATGCAAGACCAAAAAGAGAATTAGGCTGCTCAGAATCTATACTTAAACGCCTCTTAAATCTAAGCGCATTTTCTTCACCAAGAATCTTATTTAAAAATCTAGATCCACTATTGCCCTTAATCTGATCTATGGTCTCACCCTCCATGCCTGAGGCAAGACGGGCCTGCCTAGAGAGTAGGTCTGCAGAATTAGTTGGAACACCTCTGTAAGCTCCCTCTAAAGTTCTGCCAAAAACAGCTCCAGACATTTGATCTTTTTCATACGCAATTATATTACCTTTTGTTCCACCCTTCTTAAACCATATACCAAAATCTCCCCTACTCTGACCACCCAAGAATGGCTGAACATCTCTACCAGACATATATTGAACAGGAGACCTTCTAGCCATCTCGCTGAAAGATCTATAACCAAAGAGATCAGCCGGATTAAAACCTAAAATTGGAATCTGAAACTCTGACGCAAAAAAGTTAGCAGTTCTGCTAAAGGTAGACTTTACTGCAGTAAAGTCTAAAAGCTTGCCGCTAGCGGTTTTATATACTCCGTCTAATTTTGAAAAACCTATACTACTAGATACTGGATCGTCAAGAGCCTGTCTAACAGCTAGCTGGTTAACTATCTTTTGCTCCTGAGGACGCATATGCTTAAAGAATCCGCGTGACTGCGCCTCGTTTACAGTAACCGACTGAAGGCCAAAAAGATTAAAACCTCCACCCATAACACCAGAAGTCATCTGACGATTCTTAATTAAAAATGCTCTAAGATCAACAAAATTATTAGGATCAAAACCCTTATTAGCCAAAGCTTTATTAACAACATCATCCGCCACCAAAGAACCATCAGACTTCTTCAAAGGCACACCGAGAACCTGAGCGGTTTTTCTCTGAAGGAACTGTTGCTTAGCCGCAGAAAGATTATGTACACCAACAAAATCTTGATACTGAGCCTTTTGAGGCCTCATTACTGTACTAGCTATATCTGCTAAATCATTGCGATGAAAAGTGTTCCAATTTTTCTCAATAGAATTCTTTAAATTCTTTTGAAAATCAGCGGATAGATAAACACCTTTGGCGTCTTCTATTGCATTAAGAAGAGCCTTATTGGCATCTTGGCCAAGAGCAGCTTCTACTGCACTACCATTTTTAATTCCTCTATATCTCTTTAATATAGTAGAAGCGAAATCTTCAGCTATTTCCTGTTCAGTTGATCCAGCTCCATATATTTTAGTCTTACCAATGGAAACAATATTTGTTGCATTTGATCCAGGCTTAGGAACATTTACCTTAAGGTAGTCAACAAACTGGCGTGCGTCTGTTTTACCAACACCGGTAGAAATTAATTGCTGCTCAATAAGATCCTTAAATGCATCTCTTTTTTGCCCCATGGCAAAATCGCTAACAGCAAAAGGCTTATCTCCAGGACCACCAGCACCCAAAACTCTTAACCCAGTAGCAAGGTCGGAAATCCTACTCTTATGTTGAGATTGTATTTTATTTATAGAACTTAAAAGATCATCTGAACTACTGAATATATGTTTTTGCTGCGAAAGAATCCTATTGAACGCAACAGAATTCTCCATCGCATCATACGCAAAACCTGTCTTTTTAAACTCTTTAGCACCAACCTTAAGGGACTCACCTATACCCCTATAGGCAGGGATTAAATCTAATATTCCCCTATATGTTTGCTGGCTTGCAGGATCGGTATAACCAAAAACAGTAGCCTTAAAATTAGTTGCCCTAATCTGCCTCTTAGAAGCTCCAGCAGCCCTAGCTGCCTTCAGGGCATTCTCCCTACCTGCTCTTAAGCTATGTAAAGTTTGAACCAAACCAGTTTGATTAGTAAAAGCATCAGCAGCAGCGCTCAAAGCGCCAGACGATTGAGCAGACGTTCTCAAGAACTTATCTGTTAAAGTTGCAAAATCATGACCAACTTCTCGCAACAACTCTGTTGTGTCTATAAAGTTTTCATGCATAACCTTCTTAAAACCGGTTAAACGACGCATGTCGTTAACAGAATAACGAAGAGTATGTAAAGAAGATCTTCCTGCGCTTGCAGCAGCTCCAGCAAACTCAAACGGCAAGATCATTGTTGCGAGATTAGTTACAGACTGCTTAGTAAAATCAGCTATAACATCTGCAGGGTTATACCATTTAATCTTTCTGTCTTCAGCTTCTCGCTCACCAAAAAGCGGATCAGTAATCCCCCTTTGAACACCATACATAGCTGGAAGCTCATACGGCAGCCTTCTACCAGCCCTAACTAAACGCTGCTGTAAAGCATCCCTAAATTCCCAGACTGCCGCAGGCTCATTAAAACCTCCAGTACCAGCCTGCTGCTTTTCTGCCTTAGTTAAAAGTGTATAGCTAAATCTTTCGCTTTTAACACCCTCATATCCGGTAAGAAACTCATCTCCACGAGTACCTTTTATCGTATGAATAATTTTCGAATAAGGATCATCTGGAGAATCTATCTGACGAGTAACACCCTGAAGCTCATCAAGATGCCTCCTTATATCAGTAACACTCTTAACAATAGAAGTTGCATAAGTGGAACCATCATCAGCTTTTTGCTGAACAAACTTAGCTAATTTAATACCGCCACTTCTAGTCAGCTTAGACGCAGCAACAGCACCCACCATAGTGAGCGCCGTAGCAGAAAAGAACCGCATTATAGGATGATCATTTAAGGCCCTAGCAACAAAACCAGAGTTAGGCGCTACACCCTCAGTCTCCCCTTCGTTAATGGGTACATCACGAGAAGTAACGCTAAAACCTAAATTATGTATTGGGCCAGGATCGCGTATCAACCCTACTCCTTAACTACTGAAGACCCCACAGCTTCTGAGCAATTGGATCTTGAATACCAGCAGCTCCTGTAGGTTTGGCTTTATCATATCTTTCAGAGAAATCTTTAGCCTTTTGAGCTTCCTCTTCCGGATCTATTAACTGAAGTCTAAGTTCATTAGACTCTAAACCATTCATACCCTGTTTAATCTCAATAATTTTTTCCGCCAATGCGACCTTCTCAGATAGCTGAGAAAAAGTCATCTCTTCCAAATCTTCAGGCGAATATGTAGATATAGTAGCGAGAACAAACGCTTTCATTAAATTTTTAACTTGATTAGCTTCTTCTCTTTTTTCCTCCATAATAGCTTTTGCAAGCCCAGCGGAATAAAAGCCAGATAAATCAAGTATTTCTTCAGCAAGCAGAGATACTGTACCAGCAGGAATTTGATATATATCAAAACCTTCAGGATAAACAATTGCACTTTGAAGAATATAATCTTCTATGTCTGCAGAAGAAAATTCGTCAGACTCTTGAAAATAAACAATCTTACCGTATTCACTAAAAGTTAATTCCCTAAATATTAGAGGAATTTCTTTTATATTTACAGAATATATTTTACCGTATTTATTTTTTAGGTCAAAGATTGCATTATGATCCAACATCTCATCAGAGCTGCCTAACCTCTAGAGCAACAAAGCCAGAAGCCTCTAAAACCTCCTGGGCAATAAGAGACGGAAGACCAGCCATCTCATTCTTAATAGCAGACGAATTATAACTTGGATACAAAATGCATAACTCAGAAACAGTCTCCTCATTCCACATATTTGCCTCTGCAGAAGAAAGCTCACCAGTCTGAATCATATCTTCCATCTTCTTAACAATCTGCTTGTACTCTAATCGATTAAGTACACGCCAAACGACATGCTTATCGAAAGAAATAGAAGTTACATAAACCTCACCGTACTGACTCTTCCACTGCTTGATCATAGCAGCAGTAGGGCCGCCGTCCCAAATCTCCTCATTATCATCAAGATCCTCGACAGCAACAGATTCTTCAACCTCAAGATCTAATTCCTCATCCCTAACATCTACAGCATCAGGATCTTCAGAAATAGACAGTGTTGTTACATCATCAAACTCTAAATTTTTTATAGCTTCTGGAGTTTCAGAAACCACAACTTTTTTATCGGACATTATAATCTCCTTACAGTATACTCATAACATTATATCACTTACGTGAAACAAAATCTATACAAAATAGATTAATAAAAAATTAGGCGTAAGTACCGCCAGTATAATTCGTAGAAGGAATAAAAGAACTTTCATCATCCTGCCCCACAGGATAATCATCCGAAGAAACAGTTGTTCTAATATTCTTAACAAAAGAAAGATCTATCTTACTGAAATAATAATCTCTAGCAATAAACTGATAGCTCTCAGCAACTGGTTGGCCGCCCGGCGTATATGCAGTAGACATATTCATTAGGTGCACTTGTTGCAAAACTATTTTCATAGGATCTTTAAACTGATCAACCTGAACACTTCTCTCGTTAACATCTGAATGCATTAATCTATCTAAAGAATCTGAAACATCTTGATCAGTGTTCCTTAAAAGACCAGAAGGAGTAAGGGCTGTTTCTTCAGCACCGTACATTATAACAAAGTTAAATGGTGGATGAGCGCTAAAAATATTTCTTCCATCTATACCATCGGATGCAGGATCTGAAGTTATTCTATCTAGCTGACTATATGACCAGTACTTTTGAAGATTAGCCTCATCTTGACGAGTAGTATTTTGTGGCGACATCCTAGTAAGAACCTTATCATTGCTGCCCCTATTCTCCACATTAGTTCTAACCTCTGCGGCCTTTGCTAGCATATCGGTCATTCTCTGAGGATATCTAGTAAACAATGTTATTTCGCCAGTAATCACTCTCGTACCTAGCATGACAGTGTCATAGTTATATGACCAAAAACCATAAAGAGGCTGCTTCTCCTGTCTAACCGAATATGCAAACGAAGCAATATCTAACTCATCTGTAGGATCATACAAACCGTCAATAAAAACCTTTACATCTTCACCACTAAAATAATAGTCATAGTATGTATTAAATTTAGCGTAAGATGAATCTGACTGACCAGACCAAACAAGATCTATCTCATCAGACAAAAGATTAAATGTTCTATTATCCATTACGGTCCTAAGGGCTCTGATACTTCAACGGTTTGCAAAAAAGAACTATACTCATCTATAACATCACCAAAAATATTCTTAGAAATTTGAATATCTCTATCTATTTCAGCTTGAGACCTAAAGAAACTTTCATCCTTACCAACTAGCCTGGTAAGAGGCTGAATATTTCTAGCCATATAGGTATAAGTCTGTTCAGTAATTAGGTCATCTATAGATATAGTCTGACCTTCATCCACTATAGTAACACCCATAATCTTCATTTTTGAGGCTTGACCATATTCATTAAAGAAGGAAATTACAATATCAAACGGCGGCAACATGTCAGCCAATGGCGCAAAGAAACCTTGACGAGCAAGAAATTCCCTATACTGAGATATCCTATAGAAAGCATACTCGTTAAAAACAGTAAAAATTAAGCTGCCAGCAATAGTTCTACCGCCCTTAATAAAACCCCTAGGATTAACATGGCCAAGAGTTCTAACTGGAGAGTTTTCTCTGTGTATAGAATAAGATATTGTCTGCAATTCGCCAAGTTCTATTGGTTGACCGGGGCCAATAGCATTACCGTCTGGTGATATTTCTGGTACAACTATAGTTACAGTAGCATCAGAACCAGAAAAAGAATTATAAGTAGATCTATAACCAACAGTATTCGTATTTACATAATAATTAGAATTTGCATCTGTAGAATCTGAATCATTACCTACAACGGGATTTGGATTCCCGGTATCAGGTTCTCTATTTTGCTCTGGCATAAATCTCCTCAAAAAAATGCGCACGAAGAATAATACTCCGTGCGCATTTTAATAACTATAAATATTTTTATCAGGGTCTGATAATAGTGCTATCTAACTGATTCTCAACGACTAAACCTTCATCATTGGAAGTGACTGTACCATCATCATTCTTAGCCTTAATTGTATACATTGGGCCAAGCTCTCTGGCAACGTAAGTCATTGTCTCTTCAATAACAATATCATCCATCGAAGCGCCAGAACCCTCATTAAGAAGCTCAACGCCATAGATGGATCTAGCTGAACCCTGACCGTATTCATTAACAAAAGTTATTGTAATGTCAAACGGAGGAATTTGATCCGCATAAAATGGCATCTCTCTAACAACACCTGTCTCGTCGCTGTAAACAGAAGAAATGCCACGAGTTCTGCCACCATCATTATCTGTGGTAGCAGGAATGGCGTTATGTGTCCTGGTGTAATAGTATTGCGCATCTCTGCCATAATTCTCTGCAAGCATCGTGTAGAGAGCAGGGCGGTCAAAGACCGTAAAGATTAATGAACCAGCAATACCTCTTTTACCACGAGAGAAAGAACGCGGGTTAGGTGAGCCCATTGTATAAATAGGTGCTTTTTCTCTTGTAACAGAGAAGGTGATACCAGAAAGAGCACCAATTTCTACGCCACCAAAAGTAGCTACAATGTCTGCACCAGAGAATGTAGTGTAAGTATTTAAATATTTGTTTACATCATCAGCCATTTTAGTTTACCCTCCAATCGGTAATTATCATATATCAACGGCTACTTGCACTTCGATATTCTTAAGTTCGAAGGCAGGTGTGATAACGAGATCAACTATCGCCTTATTTTGTGCAGGAAGATACGTTACCGCAAAGTCACTGCTTAACAAGGCACCTAGTAGCTGCATCCCTCTTAGGCCAGAGCTAATCGCTGTTTCCATTGAATTTCTGACCTGAATATTAGAAGGTTGACCGATAAACTTTTGGCAAACTCTTCTAACAATATTTGTTGCATCATCAACAATTCTCTTAGTAGTAATTCTAGTATAATCTGAAGTTGCGGAAGCAAAAGTCACTGCGTCAGCAAAAACTGGAATCCTATTAAAGTTAACGATAGCTGCATTAATACCCTTCGTTGCTAACGTATTCTGTACTGTTCTTGAAGGTGAGTAACGAACCGAATCAACATTAAACAGTGGCTTATTAACAACAGAGACATATGAAGAGGTTGAAGTTAATGTGGCGGCCATTGAGGCGGCTGCGTTAGTGTAACCAAAATCCACTCCATTAGAGTTGTAGTTAATGGGCTTAATTTCCCCGGCAACAACGATAACATAAGGTCCAACAGCTGAAAGTGTTAAATCAGATGTAGAAGGAAGATTACTGAGGGCGAGATGACTATTGATCTGTGATGGAGTCATCTTCTCTGTAGTTGAAATGTAAGGCTTAACACCCATCACCGCTATGCAAGGATTAGTATTCTCGGAAATAGACTTAACCTTTAAGCCAACCTGATATGCCCAGTTTTGAGAGACGGTCGAACTATTATCAGCATGGAAACCGTACTCCGCATCGTTACTAGGTGTGGCCGGATCTTCCCAGTCGTCTGGATGACCACCACGACCCCAAGGAATAATAATGTCTGGAACTGAAGACTCAGCTGCATCAAAAGCTGCATCAAAAAGACCAGCGCCAAAATCTGAACTAGTAACAGCACCATTTGTATGATTAAAAACCGTGTCACTAGGAAGTGGTACTAGGTAGATCCTATCAGCGCCAGCTGAAACAAGCTCTTTATATGATCTGTGAATATCGGAACCATCACCGAATGCAGTTATAACATCTGCTTCGTTGGTTGCACGATAAGAATCAACGTCAGCTATCCCACCAGTATTGTTCGCTGTGCTTCTACGAGCAATAGCGACAACCCTAGGACCAGTTGGCGTGTCGGTGCGAGAAACGCTATAAAAACGATCTCTAATAATCGTATTTACTCCAGGTGTAGCCATATTGTCTTAAGACCTCCGATTATGGAACTTACTAATCTCCACATATAGTAACGTACAACTTATAAAAACAACCATCAAACAGTTTTCTGACTACAACAAATATATAAGATTATAGCGAATTTGGTGTTGCACCCTGGAAAAGATCCGTTTGAGTAAAAGAAATACTACCATCAATAGCAGAAATATCTGGTGTCGCGGCATTGCTCGCAACCCAAAGTCTAATATCGCCAGAAATATTTTGAATCACGTTATTTCTAATCGCAAAAACCTTTTCAGTTGTTAACATGTATGTAACAGTTCTTTTATGAATATCTTTTCCATCTCTATTTATTTCAGAATCAGAAAGTCTCCTAGAATAAACTAGATCTGAGGCACCAGCTGCTTTGAATATGGGTGTAAATTCTAACATGAAATCTTCAAAAGCTTCAATAACTTCATCACACAGAACAGCTGCATCTAAATCATCTCTAGTTGTAGTGGTGTTTTCTCCTTGAAAAGTACCAACTTTAGACATAATTGTGAAGCCAACTATATTTTGAAACTTTTGACCATAGATAGTATATTCATTATTTATTACATTCTGGCGCATTCTTGGCTTTGGTTCTGTAGTGTGGCTTTTACGAAGCTCTAAAGAATATCCTATTATTGCAGGGTATTCATCTAGACTAGATGTACCAGTAAAGCTGGGACTATCAGCCGAATTTGAAACAGAAGAAGTTATATTTGCTGAATCGCCAGAAAAACTGTAAGTAGAAAAAGCTTCCCTATTAGCTGAATAAGGAAACATTGGAATATTAGGATGGCTATCTTCCCATATTTTTTTAACCATTAAAATAAATTCTAGATAACTTAAACTACCTGTTTGAAAAATCTCTAAATTATTGTTTATATACCCAGGAGAAATTAAAACTGGCTCACTTAAAATATCAGGCCAACTACTGTTAACATTATCTATTGGAAAATTTCTATTAATATAAGCCATATTACACCGCCGGACCAGCTGAGAGTGAGAAGTTAATATTCTTCAAACCCAGTGAAGATAGTACATCTACATAAAATATTAACTCACCAGGATTATCAGTTCTCTTAGTTATATTTAAAGAATAATCTGAAATAACATTATTAAATTTTAAATCATTCAAAAAATCAACAGACTGACTTTTTACCTTATCATAACTAAAGCGACCGATAGCCCCTTCAGCAAAGAACTTTATTTCACTAACTATCCTTGCTACAAGTTTCATCTGAGCAAGTTTGTGAAGAGAAGAAGATGAATGAGACAACGTATATTCATTGGAAACATAAACCTCAAAAGGAACAGAACGACGAGTTTTCTTACCTCGATAAATAGTATTTATACCATAAGAGTCCAAAAGATTGTGCTGTTCTTGAGTTAGATCTAAACCATATAGAGACATGGCCTCAGGAATTCTTTTTCTAACCAACGACTGAGACAGGCTTGCCGCAGCGCTCATGCCAGCAATAGCTGCAACTGGCGAACCTATATATGATCTAAATAGATGGGGATGTTTAAATACAACTTCACCATAAACAGGAACAACAAATCTACCATTATCACTAGTTATTTGATTACCAGAAAAAGTAGTTAACTTATTTATCAATACTGAATTAGATTGTATAGAATCTATATCTGCAGAATTGACTCCACCAGATCTGGATCCAATGAACCCAATTTGAACATTACCAGTATAATTATGAAAATCTGTACAATAATTAGCTAGCTGCGAAACAAAGTCAACATCACCAGTATTTATAATAGAAGTTTCTAGCGGAACAACAATATCTACAAAATCCAAATCTTTTATAAAAGAATATGTCGTTTCTAACCTTTCATAATATTTCTCATAAAAAGTTTTCTGCGCAGGGCTAATTTCATCGTACTCAAAAGCAGAAGTCGAAACCAATCTATTCTCAAAAAGATTAACATACTCATTCATTCTTGCAACAGAACAAACAACTATATCCCTAGCACCTGCTGCATAGGCGTCAAATACACCCCTTAGTAAAGGAGAGGAATCATCTGCACCAAGAATATCAACTGCAGACTGAACACTAGGTATTCTTACGGGCTCATTTAAAGGAAGATTATTTGAGTGACCCAACAACAATATAGTTGAAGTATTAGACTTATTTACCTGGTCATAATTAGCCCTATAATTTACAACAGTATTAGAATTATTAGAGATAACAACAGGATTTAAGGAAACAGCCCCTTCATTTACTTGAAAGAAAGATTGAATTTCAAGAGACCCATTTTCATCAAACGTATTAGCTAAAACAGAGTACTTACCCTGAAAAAGTCCATTAGGAACCTTGTAATTAAAAGTATATTCTCCGCTTGCAGAAACTTCTATATAAGTATCACTATCTGGAGTAGAAGGCTGAGAAAGATACGAATAAGGACCATCAATAACAGGACCATTACCCATCTCACCACGAATAATATTAAATCTAACATCAACAGGTGTAGCAGCATTAACTGGATCGTAAACTACACCATCTCTAATAAACAAAAATTTAAACGATGCAACAGATCCTCTTTGAACAGTAAACATAATTATCTCTCTCTAGAAGCACCAACAATCCAATAGTTTATTTTACCTAGTCTACCACGAACAGGGGTAACGGCATCAATTTTAAATACAGTATAATTCTTATTTAACTTACTAGAAAACCCTTCATATATTCTATCACCCTCAGTAGGATTTACAATATCCTCAAAATAATAAACTGCATCATACCTGACAACCAAGCCCTCATCCATCTCATGTGCAGACGTAGTATTTGCTATTCCTGACTGCCCAACCTGCCTCGTAGTAACCATCTCAAATTCATCACAATAATTACCATTAGACAAAAGTCTTTGCAGATAAACGTCATGACCCCATTCTTTAAGAATCTTTTTGAAAGTTCTTTTAGGATCAATCATAACTTCTCAGATCCCTATCTGGCATTGGGTCATCCTTAAGGGTAACCTTTCTACCCGGACCATAAAGATCTCTGTCCGTAAGATATACCACCTTACCCGTCTCGGCCTCAATTTGCTTACCACTAGTTGTTACTCTCTTACCAGGAAGACCCTTAGGCTGAATCGAAGTAGGTCCAACTCTACCTGCCAACATTTCTTTTCTTAAAGCTGTAGCTATCTGACACCACGTTGTCGCATTATCTCTATTGACAACATTTCTTGGAATAGATCTATTACTTATAGAAAGATCACCAAGTGAAATAGATGTTTCATCGTCCCCACCAAAACCATATGTTCTAGTCAAGTCACAAGCAGTAGCAGCTTTTATATACTCGGAAACTATAAACGGTAAACCTGATCCATCTTCACTATCTTGAAGATTATAAATAGATTTAACTTCTAAAGAATATGAATGAATTATCTCACCTATCTCAAGCAGAGTTGCATCAGGGAAAATGGCAAGAAGTGATTCTGGATCTATATACAAAGGATCAACATCTGGAGCAAATGCAATAACCTCATCAGACTTCAGGGTTACCGTTGGCTTATACTCTTGCTCAGGAGTAAAAGAACTAACATACAATCTTTGCTTAACTACAACAGAGTTACCAGAGCTTAAAGTGCCAGTAAAAGTAATCTCATAAGTATCTGCAGAATCAGGAACATAATCATAATAGAATACAGATGCAGACTCCTGAACCGCATCATCAGCTAAGACTTCTGTACCAGAACTATTAACAATTTTAATTAGTACGGTAGCAGGAAAAATATCAACCTCATTACCTGTTAATGGGTCAACATCTACAAATCTTACACGTATTCTTACAGTATCATTAACTAGAATTTGCTGAGTAGACATAAAAACTCCCGTATTACGATGTTGGTATTATAGTAACGTCTACTGTACCAGCTGAATTTTCTTCCAGTACAATTGTTTCCGCACTAGTTATGGCATAAGCTTCTTCGTCTAAAACGCTGAAAGCTATATATCCACTATCATACGTCTCAAAAGTCATTGATGACGGGCTAATAGTATTATCAACTACACCAGTTGAAATAATAACTTTTGTAGCGTCAACAAAAACTAAAGTAGAACCAATAGTCTCTGGAGATAAAAGTATTACTTTTAATACTTTGAAATCAGTTACAACAGAAGTGGGACCAAAAGAACTTGGCTCTACAACCCTTACACCATTATACTGAAAATACGGCTCATTATACGTTACTGCTTCACTATAAAGCATGACGAGCCTTTCTTATCAGAATGTACCGCAGTCGATAGTTATACCGTCAAAAGTAGTAAGGTTAATAATACTGCCGCCAGTAATGTTCACATTATTAGCATTCTGAACTGCAATAGTGCCAAGGCCAAGAGTTGTTCTTGCGGTTGCAGCGTCAGCGTCATCCAAGAGAGTTCTTGCATAAGCCGTCATAGTTGTAAGGGCGGCAGTTCCACTACCTGTAAAGTATGGAAGCTGATCAGCAGCAGATGTAAGACCAGCAATTGCTGCTAACTCAGCGTCGTAAGCCTGTACATCAGTTCCTATTGCTAACCCAAGATTTGTTCTAGCCCCCGATGCAGTGGTTGCACCGGTGCCACCGTAAGCTATGGCGACTTCAGTGCCCTGCCAAACACCAGTTGCGATAGTTCCAACTGAAGTTAGACTAGAATTAACGACACCAGAACCGAGAGTTGTAGAACTAAGAACTTCAGTAGTACCAATATGATAAGCTTTACCCGAAGCTAGATCCATATGCTCAGAAGATGTCCACGAATCTGACGCATCAACCCAGTTGAAAGTCTTATCGGTTGTACCCTTTAAGGTTAAACCGCCGCCATCGGCAGTAGCGTCCGACGGGGAAGCCGTTGACCCTAATTCGATGTTCTTATCGTCAACAGTAACAGTAGTAGAGTTAACTGTAGTGACAGTACCGTTAACAGTTAAGTCTCCACCAACAACAAGATCATTTCCGATACTAGTTGTTGAAGTAGCTGAACCAATGTTTATCGCAGTTGCACCAGTGGTAAATATGTTACCAGTTGCAGAAGTGGTTGTAATATCACCACCATTTACCGCTGCATCACCGGTAAGTGTAATATTGACAAATGTGGGACTAGCCCCAGTATGAATATCCTGAGGAGTAGAAAGCGTTACCGCACGTCCCTCGGTGCCAGCACCAGAAACAATAACTTGATTAGTTGTACCCGCAATAGTCGCAACATAGTCGCCAGTTGTTTGACTAGTAAGATTTACATTAGAGATACTTACCGCACCGCTTGATACAGAAAAATCGCTAGAATTAAACGAAGCCACACCCTTATTTGTGGTGCTAGCATCTTCGCCAGAAATTGTGACCTTATCGATACCAGTAACACCATCGGTAGAAACTACAGTATCAATACCTTCACCAGCTTCAAAAACTAAACCTTCAGTCAATAGATCAATAGAACCACTACCAGACTCTCCAGAAAAATCTAGCGTAGTAGCAACTGAAGCTGTACTAGCAGCAGTTAGACGTCCCTGCTGATCAACCGTAAATGTAGGTATCGCGGTCGAAGAACCATATGAACCAGGCGTAACCGCAGTATCATCCAAATCTACGGTAATAGTGTTTGTGCCACTAGCAGTTGTGGTTAAGCCGGTACCACCAGCAATAGTTACAGTTTCCTCATCGTCTACCGTCTGAGTAGTTCCACCATCACCAGCAAGATCAAAGGTATATGTTGCAGTTACTATTGCGCTATCAACATAAGCTGTGGTTGCAACAGAAGTCGAATTATCTCCAGCTGTCTGAGTAGTGGCTGTAGCTGAAGAGCCAAGGGCAACTGTTCCGGTAAATGTCTTATTACCAGAAATGGTCTGATTCGTTGCAAGTGTAGCGAAAGCACCAGAGCCACCAATGGCCTCTACGGTAGTAGCAGTGCCGCCTGTACCACCAGTACCCTTACCATAATAGAGTACGTCACCTACTTCATTAAATGCTAACTCGGCGTTCTCGAGTGAACTAGGTGCACCTGCAACACCGCTAGACCTTCTTTTAATTCTAATTGTATTAGCCATTACTAAAAGTTTCCTCCATCAACAAGGTTTTCCTCAGGGTAATTAACCCATTCAGACCCGCTATAACGCAAAACGTCACCATTATTAGCTGTACTTATAGTAACGTCAGTTAAACCATTTAAAACTGATTGATTACTTATATCAATTTCAGCAGCTATAATTCTATCTTTGACGGTAAGGTGTGCACCAGCTGGATTTATACCCAAAACAGTTTGAAGTGCCTCAATGGCATCATTCGCATCGGCATGCTGCCTAGCATGAGGTACGGTTACAGAATTTAATCTGTCAGTATCTGTAGGATTAATTAAAGTATCTAAAGAATTTGGATAATTGGTTGCCATATCTTTCCTTACAAACTAAATATCTTAGTAGCTAGGTCGCTCCACTGTATAGTAATAGAAATAGTCTCATTAGTGCTATTAACAGGTAACCCGTCAGCTGTGTCTATATATGCTATCAATCTAGAAGTAGATGATAAACCACTATCTTGATATATAATCAAATAACTAAAACCGCTAGTTCCATAATTTTCTATAGTTTCATTTTCCGCGTCAAACACACCATCATCAATTGTTATTTGCTCTAAAGCAACAGATGTTGCTGCAATATTAGAAGCGCCCACATCAGAAAGAAACTCATGATTAACCAAATCAACAATGTAAGTACTTTTAACTAATGCAGTCTTTAGAGAAACATTTAAAAGATCTAAATCGGCTCCAAGAAAAGCTTCTTTAGCTTTGGCATAAAGAGCGTTAGCCATTATATACCCACCTCCGAAGAAACAATCACACGATACTTGTAGCCTGTTTCGAAATAAGTTTTTCCATCAACATAATAAACCGGAGTAGAATCATTAGAAGGAAAATCTACATAAACATCAGGCTTCCAAGAATGCATCGAAATTGCAGGAGATAAGCTCTCCCATCTAGAAGGAGCTTTTTGTATTTTCTTTCTCTGAATTTTAAAGAACTTAGAAGTTAAAAAGTTAGATGCTGGACGTGAACTAAAAGTTATAATAACTCTACCATTATTTTCATCATTATTTAAATAAAAGTCACCATTAGTTGGTGTAACTTCTTCAATATAAAAATTAGGGTTCTTAGCTATAATTTGATAGCCAGTTTCAATATCTGCCCTAATAGACTTATCTTCTATTAAAACTTCATTTATAATAGTTCCCGCATTCTGCGTCTCCTGAATATAAGAAGGAGTAGCGGAAGTGGTTGAACTAGTAAAAGTAATTTGCTCTTCAGGAACAGATATCCCAGAGGCATCGACAAGATTATTGATCTTTAAAACATAATCGGTAGCAGGAGAAAGAATATTATCCCAATACAAAGTCAATACACGACTTACCTGATTATAATCAGTTAATGTATCTATCGGCCTAAAAGGAGATACAACTTCTACAGGGGTAGCCTCATCTGTAAAGACGGTAAAAGAACTATCTTTAATAGAAGATATTTTTATAGTTCTACCAAATTTTATCGTTACCGTGTTAACAGTAACAATAGCACTGTCTACAAGAAAAAGCGCCACTACTCTACCTCACAATAAGAACCTACAACAATAGTAACAACTATAGATGAATATAGAACTAGGGGGCGGCAGATTTCTCCACCGCCCCCTAATCCATCAGGGCATTCCGTAACTATAACGCCCTAAGGCTTTATCAGGTAGCCTCGTTAGTAACCTGAACCTCGTAGTTGCGAGCCAGGCTGACATTCTTAGCAACAGTGATACCCTCACCATCACCAAGCATGACGATGTCGTAGCGCTCCTTCATCTTGAGGGAACGAATGTCACGTGTAGGATCATCAAACTGATCCGTGCTCATGTCATCCTTAACCAGCATGGTCCCCACCTCATTACGATCAATGAGGAAGAGGTCTGACTTGGCAGGTGTTGCGCCACTCTTAGCTGTGAAGCTTACGAATGGTGAAACTAGAACGTTCAGACCCATAGGAGCGGTAGCGTTGAGTGCACCCTCAGCTGACTGAGGACGATAACCCCAACTTGAACCAACGCCAGAGGCGGCGCCACCCATATGGAAGATGGCATCCTTAAGGAATACCGACCACATTAGTGGGTGGAGAATGAAATCTGTTGGAACATGATTTTCGGCCATAAGAACAGCAGCCATGTCTACGATATCATCCCAAGTAACGGTCTTGTTGGCGACACCATCAATGTCGAGACCTGTGGTGTTATCGTAGGCAACGTCATCATTGTCGAAAACAATGGTAGCTGCATCCTTGAAACGGCTAAGAGCAATTTGCTCCTTTAGGCGAGCCATGGCACGACCTGCGGCGCGGACATGTAGACCAACAATGTCCCAAAGTGAGTCAGCGATAACTTCCTCGGTAAAGGCGAGCTTAACGCCTTTCTTTGAGACCTTGCCCTCTACCTGCTTTGCGAAGGCGAGTGCTTGCTCTGGGTACTCTTGACCCTCAGGGATTTCGGCAGCTTGGATTGCGTTGACTGCTGGGAACTCCAATGAGCGCCCCTTACCGAGGCGAACTGTTGAAAGTAGTGGAGTCACTAGTAATTGTGGCTCAGCTGCTTCCCTCAGAGTACGAGAAAGAACCTTGGGGAAAAGTGCAGCCGCATCGGGTGATGCGAAAGCTTCCTTAATAGTAACTCTATTCTCTTCATCAATGTTCCCGTCCTCAGTCAGTGCAGCCTCCCAAGCTGGGAGACCCGAGAGGAGCTCTTGGATTGTCTTACTCATCTTAGGATTATTCCTCCTGTGCTATTGTTTATCAGAGTGTGAGATTGACGCGGAATGCACCAATCACGTTGTGTACGTCCAGGTTTGAACGGATACCGAGCTTACCGCTGTAAGTACCACTGCGTGTGAGCTCATACACCGTCTTTAGTGCACCTGGATCAGATGGAAGCTGCATGTAGCTGAGAAGGCCGTCATCAAAGTTCGTAGCGAACTTCTCGACCTCGATGACCTTACCAACTTGCAAGTGTGAGTAAACGGCGCTGCTGTTATACTGTTCTGCTGGGGTCAGCTTAACAGGACGACCCATATGGTCAGCACGAACTGCATCACCGATAGCAATATCTGCGTTGAGGCCATCAACCATCGGATACTCTACGTAACCGTGAGTGATAAAGCCAGCACCTTGCGATGTACCCTTATCAAATGGTCTGTAGAGATCATACTGAGCGCAACCGATTGGAACTGAGCGAGCTGCAACAGTTACTGTATCAGTTGAACCACTAGTGCTGGTGGGTGTCGCACCGTCAACTGGATCCCAACCGCTCATTGTATCGCCCCAAGATACAGATGAAGCTGTACCATTAGCTGGGACGACTCTTGCATCGCCGTTTGAATCGGCAACGACTGAAAGAATGGTACCTTTTGTGATGACGATCTCGAAACGATCATCCTCACTGTCGTAGTACCAAGTAGGAAGACCCTGGTCAGGAAGCAGGTATGCGCTGGGGGCAACACCCTCAGAAACAACAAAGCGACCTGAACCCGTCTTGCTATGTACTTTACGGAACTTTGCTAAACTCATTTTATTATCTCCTTAATTATCAGAGTTTACGTCTACCCATAAGGGTGTCTACCAAAACCTGCTCAAAAGAATTAATTGGCTCCTCTTCCTGCTCAGGCACATTGTCAACAGAAATTGTGACAACATTATTCTCAGCAACAACTTCTGCCTCAGACATAACCTCTGGCATAACCAAAGAAGCCATCTTTGCGGCAGGTGTCTTTGCGAGATCTCTTAAAGAATCAGCCAAAGATGAAGCGGTTCTTGCAGCATGCTCAGCAACAAGTGCCTCTCTATCATCAACCGACTCAAGACCTAAAGCAATCTTAGTATCCACAACTCTCTCAACCAGAGTCATATGTAAAGCACCCTTAAGCTTTGAATTCTCATCCTTAAGAGATGAAACTTCACTTTCAAGAAGAGCAATTTTTGCATTTAGCTCATCAGCACTTTGCTCATCACTACTTTGCTCCGTGGTGAGATCGCTGTCCTGATCAGCTTCTTCCTGAACTTCATCAGCATCTTCAACTGATGACTCTTCTGGCTTTTCAGCATTTTCGGAATCTACAGCTTCTTCCTGTACTTCCGCCTCTTCTGAATCGTCAGCAGAGTTCTCTTCGACGGTCTCAGCCTCAGCCTCAGCTGACTCCTCAACAGTCTCCTCTTCTGCCTCAACACTTTCCTCTGCGGCCTCTTCTACAACATCCTCAACTGTATCGTCTTCAGAAGTTGACTCAGAAACCTGATCCTGTGCTTCATCGGCAGATTCATCTAACCCTTCTTGCTCTTCAACTGAGCTAGAAGCAGCGATGTTAGAAAGATCCTCACTTAAGCCAGTGGCAACAGCTAGGATGTCTTCATCTTTGGTAACATCATCCATCGTTGAAATCTCCTCAGATTTTTCGTTTTCAGAATCTTCATTAGATAGTAATGATTCTGTTTCGCTTATATCACTTTCGCTCTCATGGAAGGCTAAAGCGCTAAGAAACGCTCCTTTAGTATGAAGATAAGTAGTCTTTAAATCTTTCTTCTTCATATTCTTAAGAATCGATTCATTTTCCTCTACGGAAACAATATCTTCTGAATCCATATGAAGAACAAAAGCAGAACTCCTTGCAACCCAATCATCAGAAGCTGCAACTGGTGCATCACCAGATGACGACTTTGTTGAACGAACACCCGACTTTTGATCAGCCGGCTGATTCACAAAAGAGTACTCCTTAAAAGAAATATCCTGCATATCTATATATGCGAGCTTACCCTTGTAAACCTTACCCCTCTTAAACTTTGGCAGGCGGGGACGACCAGACTCAGTTTCCTGAGCCAAATCTTCACCACTAATACTGCACACCGCCTTACCCGCTCTACCGCCAACAGAACCAGTTAAATACCTCTTATCCATTACCTTCTGAGCTGCAACAGGATCAGTTACAGCAACTTGCAATCTTACATAAGAAGAACCATCAGACTCTTTATCCATCTTAGCAGCAATGACCCTGCCTATTGGTTCAGTACTTAAATCATGGTTGAGAATAATTGGCTTAGGGTACGGCTCAACCCAAGACTCCAATGCTTTCTCTAACTCATCTGCCGAATAGTTATTGTAATTCGCAGTCAAGCCCTCGTGAATAGCAGCAATCTCTATAATAAGACCGTGCTTAGAGTTAAACTCTTCCGAAAAATCTAATTCTGATTTTGAAAAATCTGGAAGTTGAACTGTAAAGTTTTCTACAAAGTCGAATGACATTTAACTATCCTTCTCATATTGGTTAACCATTCTATATAGTAAATTTGTTTTTCTAACATTGAACAAATTTATATGAATTTATACTAATTGATACACATTCTTTCTTCTGTCACCAGTTTTCTTGAAAGATTCATACATTAAAGGCGACATAATATGAGGTGCATAAACATAAGAAGCGCAAAATAGCTCATATCCCAGCTTCCTACAATTCAAAGACCAACCAAGATCCTCACCCTGAGGATGAACCTCGTAATCAACAGTCTGATAAACCTTCTTACTCATCATTTTTGCAGCCATTATCACATCAGACTTAAAATAAGTTCCCAAAGGATAATCCTTCTTCCTATATCCCCTATTGCTAGTTGAATCTCGCCAAGTCATGACACTAGGAAAATTAGTGCCAACAGGAGTCATAAACATTAAAGGATTGACCGCATCGGCACCCTCTTTAATATGGGCGATAAGGAGTTCTAAAGTATTAGAATTTTTTAAAAGAATATCTGAATCTAAACTAAAATAATAATCAGGTTCCAACTCTCTAACTTTAGAAAGAACAGAGTTTCTTAGATTCACCATATTAACATACTTAGAAATAGTCCACTGACGACCATTATCGGTATGCTCAAAATGGGGAATATCTTCCCTGCAAACTATATCAAAATGAGGAATTCTTTTATCCAACTGCTTCCAAGCATTCAGCTTATTTACAGTCTCGTCATCATCTGGAGAAGTTTCAAAAACAAAACCAATATTAGACAAACTCAAAGATTGAGCAAGAATAGATTGAATCCACTCATCTAATATCCAACTTCTCTTATAAATTGGACACCCTATAACAAGTTTCATATCAATCTTCTACTTCAGAATCCACCTTATCATCTGAAGCTTTTGGGGCCTTAGGGGCTGCAGCAGTTTTTGCCGGAGCCTTCTTCCGAGGCTTTGTATCTGCAGATACGTCTTTCACATCCTGCATCGTGATAACATCTTCCTTCTTCTCCTCTACAGAAGGAGAAGCTTGCGCCAAACTATTAATTATAGGAACCAGAATCTCTAAAGCTAGCCGAGCCTGACCATTACCCACAGCAGTATTAAAAGCCTCTACTGCATCATCCGTTCTCGCATACGCTATAAGCGCGTCATCTTCTAATAGAATTTTATTGCTCATAAATCACCTTTATCACTATCTTCATTATAATAAACTACATTATACTCTTTTTCAAGCAAACTTTCAACAGCAGTTAAAAGCTCACTATCATTTCTCTTAATATTTGGAGAAGTTCTTCTTGAATTTTGATTAGCGGGTCTAACTGAATTACCGACACCTCTGCGATTATTTGGAAGATTTCTTGCACCACCAGAAGAAGACTGCTGCTTATCCCCATCTTTAACAACATCAGTTCCAGATGGCTGCTGCTGCGCCTGCATCTGTGCTTGCATCTTCATTTGAACATTAGCTTGAATCGATGGGAAAAGAGACTCTTCTTCAAAATCAGGATCTATACCAAGTTCCATTCTAGCCTCAGGAAGAGAAATAACAGAGTTAACAAACTTCTGAATAATATGCGTTTCCTTCTTAACCTGTGTATCGACATCTATTTCGTTAAACTTGAAGTAACATCTGTCTGACGAACCTTCTTCGTAAGGATTTGCAATAGGGTCAAATCCACCCTCTAGCAGCATTTCATTGAAAATGTGAACTCTAACCATTTCTGCGAAAATCTTTTGATACTGCTTCACCTTGTCATATAGGGCGGTATCTAATCTTTCCGTAACAGATCTATTACCACCATTCATTGACATGCCAAGATGATGTGGCGCAACACCTAGTCCGACTGCAACTCTCTCCTTAAAATGGTCCAAGTAGCTTGTAGCATCAATAGAAGCTCCGTTAGCACCAACTATATCGATATCGTGACGGTGCGGCAAAATTAAGCCACCTTCAGATCTCATACTCTCTATCTCTGCCGCCGCACGAGTGATCTCTTCTGGCTCAGCCGGCTGCTCAGGAGTACCTATACGATACTTATATAAAGGAAACAGTTCTCTGTGAACAAGATTTTGTATATCTTCTTCCATTTGTCGCAACGCAACAACATCATCTAAAACATTCGATAAAAATGGTGTACCAAATGCACGACCAGTTTTTTTGTCAAAAGACATGTGGACAACTCTTTCGGCAGTCCAAACAGGATCTTTTTCAGTAGGTGCATAAGTTAAAGGGTCAGTTGCCTGCTGATAAGACCTGGGCCTATTATACTTATCTCTTAAAATTCTGACCTGCTCAGTTGGGATAAGGTAATATCCAACGAGTGTTTGATTTGCATTTATAGGAGTAAGTGCAGAAGGGAAATACTGAGATATATCACCTCTAGCTTTAACTATGAAAGCGTTGGCAAACTTAAAAAGATGATCTGAAACTTCTAGAAGAAAATCTGAAAATGGTCTTTTCATAGCCATTTCCATATAATCAATTCTTTGATACAAGTACTGTACGGCCTCAGGATTTTCACCTACAATATTCCAGCCCTCTTTCCAAAAGAGTTCCTTATACTTAGCTATAGATTGTTTCACATAAGAATCGGTATCTACAGCCTGTATAATCCTATCAAAATCATAAGGAGATGGCTCAAAATTAGTACGATTATCATAGTACCAAGTCGTACCCTGAAAACCGAGAGCTAATGCGGCCACCCGCATTGACTTGCCAACACTTTTGATTTCATCTGGAGCCAAAGCTCTAGCTATTACATTGTTTCTAGGAAAACTATCTATCTGCCTAAACGGCAGAAAATCTAAAATGGCCATAAATACTCCTATAAAGAACTAATGTAATAGTAGTTTGTAAAAAACTTTTTTATAAGCTCAGATTGACTCTTCCATTCCTGCAGCGGCAAAAGCGTTCTTGATAATTAGATCCTTAACAGCCTCTAACCAAAAAACTGTTTCACCCTCACCAAAATCACTTCTATACTGAAGATTCTTATTAGAAATATTAATCTCTATAGAAAACTCAGTTTTTGCCTCTTCACCTTCAACGGTCTCAACATCTATAACTTGCTCTGACATTTTATACCTCACTCAAAACTTTCATCTTTTTTAGCTGTTTTTTTAGAACTAGAATCAGAGTGTGAATGCGATTCAAGCTCTTCTATTTTTATCGTAAGCTGTCTAATTATAGCATCTTTTACAATCAGATCAGACGACATTTGTGCAATTCTTTCATTGAAAACTTGCACAAGAACATTTACATCAAGGTTATTTTCCATAGTTCTCCTTAAAACATGCGATTATATCACCAAAAAGTATTGCGGTCAAATTGTAAATTTAGTTCATTCAATAATATTATACATAATTATCATTTCTTAAGACCAGACGCTTAATTAAGCGTCTGGTCTGATTCTTCTTCTCTTGTGAGAATCCAGTTTTTGTAGGCTTCTATGTCGATAAGGCTTTCTTGTTTTGAACCAACGCCCCTTTCTCTAGGGGAGGTCCAATCCGGGTTTGCCTGCTTGTATAATTCTTCTACCATTTTAGAAAGTCGTTGAATTTCAGCAGTGAGGAGCGGAGCCAAAACATCTATATCATACATCACCAACTCGCCGTCGGGCCCTAGAAGTGATGCTTCTGGGAGCTCATCGACTACTTCCTCAGCGATAAAACCGTAGTTATAGGGCTTAGCGTCGTCCGGCTCTTCTGTGATCGTTCTTTTAAAGATAACGGGTCTCAAATTTTGTATTGGGTTTACTTCATCAAGATACTCTAAAATTTCACCAATTGAGTAAACATTTGTTTTTGTACTTCTTAAAGAAGTGCTTCTGTATACCCTCCCGGTTCCCGAAGATACTCTTACGTATTGACCAAACCCTGATGTCGGTAGATTTGTCATGTAGATAGAGGAGCTCTTAAGGGTCACCCCCACGCTTACCGTTCCAGTCGTCCCATAATCTTTTGGAAGATAGTCATGAGCGTGATTAGTCGCAGCGTATGGATGAGAATGTGCCAAGGAAAAATCACTTGCGTGATAGCCGTCTAATCTGTCAGCGTGAAGACCTGAACCTGGTCCGTCGTTGTTGGAGGTCCAGATTGTGCCTGATACA